GGTTGGATAGTATCTAACGTGCCGGGATCTCAGATATACGAAATAAATCCATCTACAGGTGTGATACAGGGAGGTTCTGCACAATACTGTACGGGGTAAAAATATCCCTTTAAAATGCAAATAAATATTAGTTTTGCGCATAAATTAACATAATGAATAAATACGGAATTGACATAGCATTATTGGTTAGCGGCTTTGCCGGTGCGATACTATTTCTTAGGAAGATTGGGGAGAAGAGTATTTTTTCCGGATTTATAACTTTAATCTCAGGTTCACTGTGTGCTAATTACTTGACCCCTTTTATTTGCAATTTAGTAAACATTACCGGAGATAGTCGTAACGGGATTGCGTTTATCTTAGGTTACTTAGGGTTTAAGGGAATAGAAAAGCTTTCAAATACACTGTTAAAGAAAATATAAATGATAGTACCTTTATTTAATTCGGTAATTAATATGGCGTTGTTTGTAATAAACGTATATATTTTTTTGTTGTATATTGACAAGGAAAACCATACAAAGTGGTTCCCTTACCTTAAGACGGCAATGGCATTGATACTGATTGGAACTTTTTGGCAATCATTGGTGAGTTTGGACGAGGCGATAAATAAAACAAAAGTAGTTACCATAAACGATGCACCTTCCATATTAAGGAATTTAGGATTTTTGCTAAACTCATTCTTTTTCATTCACATATATAAAACAAAATGAATATATTTAAAAAAATATTTAGCTACATAGGAGGATTTTTTTCTTCCGAAAGCGGTAATTCAAGCAAGAGACTAGTAGGTATTACCGGTGCTTTTACTTTTTTTTACACGCTGTATGTAAACTCTAAATCAGAATCTCACATTGCTCCCGCTGAATCATTAGTGTGGGGTACTGTTGTAATGGTTCTAGTTTCGTTAGGCCTTACTACCGTAGAGTCTGTTGCTGAATTAATTAAATCATTTAAAAGCGAAAAAGAATGCCAAGAAAAGTAATTGTAACTGCCGGTCATAGCGACATAAAGGGTGGAGATAACGGAGCCTCAGCAAATGGATATGTTGAGGGGTTGTTGGCCATTGAGTTCAGGGATCTTATTATTAAAGAGATGGCTGCCTTGGGTGTGGTTGCTCACACTGACGATAATAAGAATGCCTTAAAACAAACTTTAGAGTGGCTTAAGGGCAAGTTCAGTAAGGACTCTATATTGGTCGATATTCATTGGAATGCAGGTGGTGGTACCGGAACTGAGGTTATAGTTCCTGAGGATTCTTCTTCTTTTGAAAGACAATTGTCCCAAAGAATCTTGGATAAAATTTGCTTGATTGGCGGATTTAAAAAGAGAGGGGTTAAGTCCGAAGCTGAGACCGCAAGAAAGAAATTAGGTTGGATGCGACCTACTGCTGAGACTGTTTTGATAGAAGTTTGTTTTATAGACAACAAGGTTGATATGGTTTCTTACGAGGCTAATAAAGTAAGACTAGCTACAGAGGTGGCAAAGGTTTTATTGGACTTTAGTAATATGTAGTATTATTAGAAATGTTTCGCTATTTTTGTAAAAAATATATTTATGTTAGATTTAAACAAACCAATTAAGGGATTAGACGGGAAGCAGATAGGTGAGCACACTTTGGGTAAGGCACTATCTGAACAACTTGCATTTGCCAATAAGGGCGATGCTTTGAAATTGTTTAATTGGGCACAGAAGCTTTACAATGGTGAAGCGTTAGACCTTGACAAGTCGGACGAAAATGTGCTAAAAGATTTTATTACTAATAACGAAAGCTTTACTATCTTAGTGAAGGCTCAGTTGTTGGAATTGTTTTAGAAACAGCGGAGTAAAATCCGCTTATTTTTTATTATGAGATATTTATTTATACTATTATTGTTTGCTTGCAATCCGGTAAAAAAGGTTATGAACGATCCTGCTAAATACAAGAAAGTTACTGACGCCTTTGTTTTGTCGGGCGGCTGTGCAAATGATACTGTTACAGTAGAAGTTGTTAAGGACACTGTAATATACAGGGATTCTGTTGTTAAGGAATTTTACAATGTTCCGTGCAAGGATTTTGATACTACCTTCGGTGATACTAGAATTTCTGTCAGTTCGGGGGTCCTAAGGTACGTGCATACTTGTCCAAAGTGCGATGTAAAGATTATAAAACAAACAAACACAATAGTAGACAGAACACTAGAGAAGGTTCTCAGAGCCTCTATAGTTACTAAGGATTCTATTATAAGTTCCTATATTAAAGTTATTGCCGAAAGGGATGCTACTATTTCTGAGCTAAAAAAGAAGAACAGGTGGATGACTATTAAGATGGGTGCCGCTTTTGCTTTGTTTATTGTGATATTGTTTAGAAAGTTTTTAATACGCCTGATATGAATATAAAGGAAGTTCACGATGTTATATTGTTCTATCTAAAGAAAGATCAGCAGGGGTTTGTTACTCACGCTGAGATAGATGAAGTATTAGATAGAAGTCAGATGGCGTTGTTTAATAAGTATCACTCTAACCCGGTTGTTTACACTGTACCGGGAAAGAAGGAAGGGTTTGGGTATGGAGATTCATTGAGGATGGACGAGGCTTTGGCTCCGTTTAAATCCAAGTACACTTTCTTGAACGTGGATACTCCTTCGGGAATTATAACACTTCCATCTAACCACATGCATATAATCTCATTGTACACTACTACCTACGTGCAATCATTGGCAAGAAATGTTTACAATGCTATACAGGTATTAAACGAGGAGGAGTTGATTGATAGGCTTAACAGTCAGGTTATTCCTGTTAGTATTGACGACCCTGTGGCGATATTAAATTCTAACAAGAAGATTCAGATGTTCCCGGAGCAGCCTGCGAGTGGAGCGGTTTTCTATTTTAGAAGACCGGCAGTGCCGAGGTTTGGGTACACTGTAAGCGGTAGAACTATTACTTATGTTTCTACTCAGTACGATGCGACTACTAATCCTAATGGGTCGCAGGAGTTAGAGTGGAATGAATTAGACAAGAACAATGTAATTATTGAGGCATTATCTTATTATGGAATTAATTTAATGTCTTCTGATATTGTGCAATTTGCTGAGAATAAAATAAATCAAGGACAATAATGACGACCCGCTACAAAATTTATGAACAAATTCAGAGGCTTTTGTCAGGCAATCCTATTATTAGTGGGCGTGTTCAAAAGAATGATATAAAGTTATTGATTGGGCAGGTGTCTAATAAGCTATTAAAGGCTGAGCACTTTTCTATTAATATGCCTGAGGGAGATAGTATTCCCCCGAACTGCATGATTTATACCTACGAGTCGGTTCCTGTAGTTTCTTATGGTACCGGCAAGAGTAAGTGTACGCTTCCTTCAATGCCGATTAACCTACCTAAGAATGTTGGCGTATTCCATATCTCTAAGACTAACGCATTGGACGAGCCTTTTGTTCCGATACCATCAGGGCTTTACGGTATCATAAAGCCGCAAAGTTTATTGGGACAATTAAGTGGATTGATAGGTTACGAGGTTTACGGGAGCACAGTTATATTTACTCAGGACCTTCCTGCAAATGGTGCTAATGCTGTATTTATGAGATTGGTTGGTGTTGATATTGAATCTGTTGATGACTACACTATCCTTCCGATAACAGCAGACATGGAAGCGGATATTGTTACTACTGTATATCAAATATTAGTTGGATTGCCTGTGGCAGATAAACAAACGAACGATTAATGAAAACATACACAATAGATAATATAGTTAGGCAAACCCTGACAGATCGGGGGTACACAATGCATTGGTATTTACAATTCCTTAATTACGCTATTAATGCACTAAGGGAGTTGAATTTTGATACATTGCAGAATGTGAAGAGTGTTAGGATGCCGGTAGATTCTATAGGTGCCTTAAAGCTTCCTTGTGACTACGTGGACTTTATTCGCATAGGTAACGAGCTTGGGGAATTTATTGACCCATACGTTCAGCGAGAAGCATTTAATAACATGTACAGATTTGACGAGAACGGAAATAAAACAAAGTACGATAATATAGATGCAGCTTCCGGGTACTTTCCGGCTAACTACGATGGATTATTTTACTCTAACTATGCCAATGATAAGGGCGAGTTGACCGGTAGGATATTTAATGGCCAACCTTCGCTAAGACATTCATTTAAAGTAATCAAAGAAAGAAACGAAATACAGTTGGATATTACCTTTGCTAAAAGCACGATAGCTTTGGATTATATAACTGACGGGACTAGTGTTGATGCTTCTAATGCAGTTCATCCTTACGCCATTAATACGATTAAGGCTTTCATAGTATGGCAAATGAAAGAGCATAATAGGTATTATAATTTATCGGAAAGAGAAACTAGCAAGAACATTTACTACAACGAATTAAGAATACTCAGAGGTAGATTAAATTCTATGGATGATGTTGATATTAGAAGAAGCCTTGCAGTGGCTTATGGTCCTACAATTAAAATGGCATAATGGCAATAACAAAAAAAATATTATTAGGTGGTATTAACTCTGACGATGTAGAGCATATTATAGATACGAAAGATTATCTTAATGCGCTTAATATGAGATTTATTACCAACGAGAACGGCAAGGCCGGTAAGATGTCTGCTGTAGAAGGTACCGTTATGAAGAATGCTTTGTTCAACGGGGCTACTACTATTCCATTTGTACTACCTGCCGGGACCAATACTACCATTGGTGTTGTTGAGGATTTCAGAAGAAACAGAGTAATATTTTTCAATAAGAACTCTAATAATAACAACGGCATATACTGCTACGATTATTTAGCAAATGTTGTTTATAAGGTTGTTGACTACTCTCAGGTTGTTGGAGGCTTGGAGTTCGGGAGTGATATACATTCGTGTGCAATTATGGGCGATGTGGTGTATTGGACTGATGGTGATACGCCTCAGAAAAAAATAAACATAGAAGCAGGTATTAAGGGTAATCATCCTTCTTACGTTTCCGATTATGCTGCATATACTTTCCCTATGGCGGCTAGTGTATTGGGTTTAGTTAGGAACCAACCTGCATACCCTTTATTGGCATCTAAGTCGAATGACGCTGCGTACTTAAATAATTTTATTAAAAACGAAGCATTTCAGTTTTGCTACAGATTTGTTTACAGGGATTTTGAAGTAAGTACGTTTTCTCCTTTATCTATTTTGCTCAACTACAATCTAAGTGAAAGCAATCTAAATAGAATAGAAATAAATATACCTACTGCTCAAAAAATACAACAAGACGTAATACGAATAGAGATAGCGGTTAAATACGTTTACGGTAATAAATACAGTATTGTAAAGGTTTGGGATTATTTAAAGGATGCAACTGCTATAGCTAATCATAATTCAGGAACCGCTACTGCGTTAAGGTATTATTTTTATAACGACACTATCGGGGTATCTGTAGATGATGCAACTGCTACCAAGCCATTTGACTCTATACCGTTATTATCTGAGACTTTGGAAATAGCTAAGGATAGATTATTCTTAGGAAATAATACTGATGGATACGCTTCTCCTTCTACTACTTCCCTTTCCAATAGCTTGAACACAACGTCAGGAACTACTCCTACGGGGCAGTGGTATCAGATTCAGTATTACAAAATATCTGACCCTACTGCTTACTATGCTTACGTTTTAAAAATAACTAATATTCTTGCGGAAGGATATTATATACCCTCTATAGGAGGTCCATTTGAAAATACTCCGCTACCTACTAGTGTGGACTTTAATACTTATATTAGAATTGCTACTGATGAAGATAGCCTTAGGAATTATGTAGATGGTGGTCTTGGTGGTATTAAAGCTACTGCGGTAATATCTGTAACACCTTACACTGCTACGATTACAAATGCCCCGTCATCATCGGGATTGGTAGGCAAGACAGTATTTAAGAGCGATTCTTATTATAAATTAGGCGTAGTTTTCTACGATGAAGCGGGAAGAAAATGCGGCGTTGTGACTAACGATACTGCTAGTACTAAGGCTGTAATACCTGATAGAAATTATGCTTCTATTACTTATACAGAGAGTGTAAATTGGACATTATCTAACGCATCCTCTGCTATAGAAATTCCTGATTGGGCTAGGTATTACGGAATAGTAATGACTAAGTGTTTGAGAACTAATTTCTTTATGCAGGCACGGGCTGATTATGTTGGGTATATTTCTAAGGATTCTACTACCGGAGAGTTTCAAGCGCCGGTAACTTCTTATAGTGCTACTGCTTATGGGATAGTAGTACAGGCTAAGAGTCTTAATAGTTTTGGGATAGGGTATGCTTACCAAGCAGGAGATATTTTAAAATTGTATAAGTCGGGCGTTACTACCGCTCCATTATCACTTGCTGTTAAAGGAACTTACTCCGACTATGTTATTGTAGAACTTAAGGATATAGGATTAACGGGATCTACAAATTACTTCTACGAGTTATATACCCCGTACACTTTAAGTTTTAACGAGTATTATTACGAAACCGGGAATACTTATTTGGTGAATAATCCGGGAACTCCTAGTAGGTCTTATAGTTCGTTAACCGGAACTATAACCGGTGACGTGACTATTCTTCAAAGAAACACTTCTTATTTAGTTGAGGCGATGTCTCCTAATGATACTTATTGGAAGAATTGGATAACTAATGCGGGAAGAGTTAACATTGTAAACGCAGGGAAACAGACTAAAAAAAGAACGTCTGTCTATTTTAGTGATGTTAGGATACTTGGTACAGAGTCAAACGGACTAAGTTCTTTTGACGCCCTGAATCAATACGAATTACCTTACGAATTATCGGCCGTTAGAAAGCTTCAATTAGTAAACAAAGTAGAAACGGAAGGTACTTTAATGTTGGCTATAGGAGAGAACGAAACCGCTGTTATGTACTTGGGCGAGACTCAGGTGTTTGACAATACCGGGTCTTCATTCTTAGCTAAGAGTTCGGGGGTGATAGGTAATGTAAATGTTCTTAGGGGAAGTTACGGAACTATAAATCCTGAGAGTGTTTGCAGGTTTGCCGGAAGTGTTTATTGGTTTGATGCTAATAAGGGCTGCATGGTAGCCTTTAACGAAAGCGGGTTGAATAATATTTCTGACATGAAAATGTTTAACCATTGGAAGAAGGTGGGCCAAGATATTTTAGCTAACGGTAAAAAGATATACGGAGGAATAGATCCTTACAACGGTGAAGTGCTAATGTATGCGCCTTACAAATCAGTTATACCTGTAGGGATTATATTGAGCGATACTATTGTTAGTAGTACTAATCATTCGTACTCGGCCGGAAGCGGGTCAATAACACTGACATTAACTTCTGATTGCACTTATACTATATCTTCTACCAACAACGTTACCGTAACTTATGCCGGGGAAACTATTACAAATGCCGGCAGTTCGGGGGTGTTCGTGGCAAGAACAGGAATAAACAACATATCTGTAACTGCTGCTGCTTCCGGGACTATAACATTGAATTTAATACAAGAATCTATATACGATACGTATAACGCATTAGACGCAACATGGGGTTATTCTATTGCTAATAACAGATGGGAAACTAAATACAGCTTTAAGCCTGATTGGATGAACATGGTTGGCAATAGGTTGATTAGTTTTTATAATGGCATTCCGTACATACACAACGGACCGATAAATAACTTCTACGGCAGGGTGTACGACAGTGCTGTAGCTGTGGTTCATAGCGAAGGAGGTAATTCTATTAAGGTTTACAAGTACCTATCAGTAGAGGGCGATACTCCCGACTACGTTCATATTAGGACCGAGATACCTTACGTACAAAGCACTGACATATTAAAAGATGAATTTGTTATAAGGGAAGGCGTTAATTACGCTGCAATTAAAAGGGACAGATTATCACCAAACGTTACCGGTACTTATGATAGCAAGATGTTTACCGGTGATCAAATGAGAGGTGAGGTGGCTAAGATTATGATTGTGTACAAGGCGCCTACAACCAAGAAGTCAATTAAGTTTATAGATATAGACTTCGATTTATCAATAGGACAAACAGTGTAAAATTCACTGTTAAAGTATATTATTTTGTTATTTTTGTAAAAATTATTATTATGCCATTACCACTTATATTTGCAGCGGCAGGAGCGGCAAGTAGTTTATTTGGAGCAGCAAAGGGTATTCAAGCCGGGAATCAAATGAAGAGACTTGCCGAGCAAGTTCCTACTAGAGAAAGGTCTCAATACGTGGGCCAACAATTAGGTACCGCTCAGATGGAGGTTAACGCCAATCCTTTTTTATCTGCTCAAAATAGAGCTACTCTTGGAAGACAAGCTAATATGATGGCAGGTGCTCAAAAGAATGTTACCGACCCGTCACAATTACTAGCCTTAACTTCTGCGTATGGTGCTCAGGCTTCTGAGGATGCATTTAGAAACGATCAGGCCAATCAGCAAATGAGGATGCAAAAGCTTCAAGATTTATACAACGCTCAGAGATTAGGTTATACAGAAGACCAAGCAATGTACAACGATAAGATGACTGCCTTTAATTCTAGGGCTAACTTAATGTCTGCCGGAAATCAATCTATTACAGGAGGACTTCAAAACTTAGGTAAGACATTGGTTTCTGCCGGTGGATTAAAATTTTAAAAAATAAACTATGGCGCAGGAAACTAGAGTAAACCCAATACAATATTCCGACATGGCCGCATCGGCTCTTGATAACTTGGCTGCATTACAGCAGAGAAGAGAGGAGACTGATAGTGCCGCTGAGCTTGCTAGGTATAAACTTAGAGAGGCAGAGAACTTACGTGTAAGACAAGAGGCTCAGAAAAAGAAAGAGGATATTGACAAAGAGTATTTAGGCTACTTTGATATACCGGGAACCATGAAGGGGCTTAGTCAGCAGAAAACCACAGAATTATTAGGGGCTATTACTGCATTTAAAGGAAGCGATCAGGAAAAAGCGGCGCAAGCTAAGTCGGTTATAGAAGGAATATACAGAGGAAAACAAATAGAAAACTCTGTTAATGAGGCTATAGAAAAGGGTGTGTCGTTGTTGCCGGAAGATCAGAAAAAGGGCATTAACGTACAGGCCTTGAAGAACATGGCGATACAGGATGCGTTTTATACTAGAGACGCCAATGGTCAATTAGTTAGAAAAGATTTAGGTCAGATGGACCCTACGGTAGATTACGTGTCGAATATATTGGGGTCTAATAAAGCATTAAAAATATACGACCCATCATCGGGCCATAACGACTTAGTTAAGTTCTTAAAGGACGTTCCATCTGAAACAGAAAATTTAAAAGTAAAAACAAGAGTAGGTAATAGCGTTAAATCAGAAATGAATAATGTTACTTATCCTAAATTGTTTTATACGTACAACCCTAAGACGGAAGAGGTTAAGTTGAATACTGATGAGAACGGGTACATAGCTGATAACATATACAAACAAGCTACTACTGTTAAAAATATTGACAGGCTATTAGAAAGCAGAACCGATAATTTGATTAATGACTATAATAGCGCTCAGGCTAATAAGCAAAACTTAGGTGTATTTTATTCTAAGTATGGTATTAAGCCAATGGAGGACGGTCAGTTGATAGACCCTGAAAGCCCGGAGTCTAGGGACTTGATTAAGAAGGCGATACTTACAGACTACGTGAAGAATAATACCGGAGTTAAACAGGCTGAGTCTTCTGAAAAAACTACCATTATTAATACCGGCGGTGGGTCGGGTGGTGGAACAGGCGGCGGAGCGGGTAGTGATGTTGGATTTAGAGACGTTTACAGCAAATTAGAAAGAGCTTTTGAATCCGCTTTACCTACTAATGAGGTTACTACAAAAAAGGTGGACGGCAAGGTTACTAAAACAAGAAAAGAAGTTGGAAGAAATATTAATTCTTTAGGGTCCGAGTTGCAGCCTTATTTGATTGACATGGCTAATAAAATAAACCCTTCAACAGAAGAGGGGGGGAAATACACCCAAGACAACTTGATAATTAGTAAGCAGGGTGGTTCTTATAAACTATACGAATGGAAGCCTGACACTAAGAGTTTAGGTAAGTTAATTACTTCTATAGACCCTGAGACAATACAAGCGAAAGGTAACAAAGAATTAGGCACTAAATCAGTAAGAAAAGCCTTATCTTCGGGGCCTGCCGGTTCGGGGCTAAAAAAGTACACGCCTGATGAGATAGCAGAAAGAAGAAGAAGACTAGGATTACCACAATAAAAACAAACATAATGCCGGATAAAATCAAGGATTTTTTTAAAGCAGAGATAGCACCTACAGGTTTATTTAAAAGTGAAGACGAGTTTAGAACTTATATTTCAGATCCAAAGAATGCAAGTAGCTTCTATGAGTCGGAAGTAAAGCCGGTTGGACTTTTCAAGGATGCAGAAGAGTTTAATAGTTTTTTAGGTTTAAAAAAAAACGATGGTTTGGTTTCTCCTACACAAAATCAGCAAGAGGTTTTACCATCAAATTTGGCGCCTACACAATCAAGTGTACAAAATCCAAGAATAGAGCCAAGTCAAGAAGAAGATCTTAGCTTGCTTTCTGTTGATGAGCTTTCTAAAAGATACAATAAATCAAAGGAAACTATTAACGCATACAAGGAGCAAGTAGATAAATTTAAGCAAGAAGGAGAGAAAGGTCAGGTTAGGTTAAGTGGTGTTGCTAATTTGTATAATTACGAAAACAACAACCTAAAGAATATTGCTGATGCGTACAATCAAAAGATACAGCAGAAAGCACCTAAGACCCCCGAACCGGCACCTCAGGCACCTACGCTTTTAGCTAAAGTTCGGGAGTACCAAAAGATTGCCAATGCTCCTGTAACTAAGGATTACGAGTTGAACTCTATGGGCGACTTGGATGAGGTTGATAATCCGGCTAGTTTAAAATCTAAGGAGAACGCTAAGGTTGAGTACGACAAATTAATAAAAGAATACGCTACTACTACAGGAATATCTGAGGATGATTTAAAGCAGACCTTGAATGATTTCCCTAAGATAAGTGAAGACCAAAAGTTAGTTGATTATACTAAGCAAAGATTAGAAAACCCTGCTGCCTATAAAAGACAAAAGGCCGCTTCTAGTTGGAGTAATGGGCTGAATGATGCGCTTGTTGATTACAATCAAAAGGCAATCGCTGAAAATAAAAAGCCTCCTATTGGTAATCCTGTTAGGTTTGCTAATCAAAAAAGAGAAGACCTTAAGGTTATATTAAAAGGAGCTAATCCTTATTCTCAGTTTATTAATTTTACTGAAAATCTTAGAAAAGAAATAAGCTATTTGCCAAACGAGGTGGTAAATGGTATTATGAAAAATGTAGCAATAGAAGGCCAAGGTATATTGGAAGGCGCTCCCGATAAGGACCAATATATAAGTAGCGACCCTAAAAGTAAAAATCTTAATAAGTATCAGGTAAGTTGGTTGAATAGTATTAAAATATCCGACCCTGATTTATACAAAAACAGAACTAGGTTATTGTCGGTACCAATGTCTAAGCTAGAGGAGCAATCATCTGCTAAAAACGAGTTTAGTTCTTTAAGTCCAACGTCTGCTATTGGCGCAAGTAAAGCTGCATCTGCCGCAAGAAATCAAAGATTAGCTAGTGAGAGAGTTCAGTTAGAAGCTGAGGAGGGTGGTATTAGTATGGCAAAAGAAGATAAGACTGAAAAGTTAGACGACTTGATAAGAAAGTCTAAAACTACAGGTATTACTCAGCAGGAGAAAGAAGTGGCCGATCAGTTGATTGTTGATTTGAATCAATTAGACAAAGACTCTAAGGCGTTAAATGAAAAATACCCATTAGCTACCAAGGATAGAGACGATCAGTTATTATTCTCGGCTACCGGTGGTGAATTAAATAGAGCGGAAAGGTTTGCAGCAAAAACAGTTAAAGGATTTGATAATGCTCTTGGATTTATTTCCGATATAATATCAACCCCTTTCATGTCAAAGGAGCAAAGAGTTATTCAGGATTTGGACGAGCTCGGGGGAAAAAGAAGATTTGAAACTAAAACAGCAAGAAAGCAGGATGACATTGTTGTAGGCAACTATACTATCAATGCGACTCCTGAGTTTTTAAAATACATAGAAGAAGTAGACAACGACAAGTCTTTGACGTTTGAGCAAAAGCAACAAAAGAAAAGAGACAAATACAGAGAGGATCCGTACCTAATAACAATTAAGCGAAACGATAATGCGGGTGATTTGTTATTTACTAGCGAAACTGTATTGAATGCCGTAGAGGATTTTGGGTCGCAAATATTACCGCAACTTGGATTGAGTGCGATTACCGGAGGTGGTGCTGCTATATCTAAGCTAAGAAGTCTTTCTACTTTATTTGGAACTACATTTGCTTCGGGATACAAAGACAATTATTTATCTGCCGTAGAAGAAGGGGACGCTGCGCCATCTACAACTGCATTTAGGAATACCTCAATTGACGCCTTGTACGAATTGATTGGTGATGACTTAGCAATGGTTAAGAAGGTATTTGGTAAAGCGAGTGGATCTATAGGTAAGCTAGTAAATAGTATTGACGAGGCGGAGTGGAATAAAATATTGTCTAAAAAAACAGGAGCATTTAGAGCGGTAAAAAACGTAGCTAAATCTTTTGGCAAGGACGTGTTACTTGAAGGAGCAAAAGAAGCTACCGGTGAGGCTGCTGCCGCAGGTACTACTTCTTATTTAGATAATAAGGAAGCTTACGAGCCAATGAAGACTGCATTTGTAAATACATTTGTAGGCTCTGTTGCCACAATGGGATTGGGTACCGTGTTTAATTACAAGAATATTACAAGAGCAGAGAAGTACGCAATGTACGCTGCCGGTGCAAATTCTTCTGCTTACTTGGCCGATATAGATGAAAGCTTAAAGAACGGTACAATTACCGAAGACGAGGCTAATAAGAGAAGGCAAGTTATTCAATCAATGTCAAACATTGTTAATGAAATGCCTAAAGTAGATGGTATGTCGGACAATGAAGTAGTTGACTTTGCCTTTAACAAATACATTCAAGAGCAGGCGGGTAAGGCTGAAAAGGTTATACCTGATAACGCCAAGGTAAAGGAGTTGGTTCAAAATTTAAATAACGAAAATAATAATATAATCAATGCCGCTACAGAAAGCACACAACAAGCAGGGTCTACAGAAAGCAATATCGGCCAACCTACGGGAACTTTACAAGGACAACAAGAAGTTGGAGAAGGGCAACAAGGGGAAGCCACGCAGCAAGGCGCAAATGTTAGCGATAGCAATATCGTCAGCGAAGGGGAATTAACTCCTGAGCAAAAGAAGGAAAGAATTAAATCAAAGTTTGATTTTGTATCTGAAAATGATTTTGTACCTGAGGCGTTTACTAAAGAAGAAGACGCTCAGTATAGAGATTCTCTTGCTCCGTCAAGGTTTAAGACAGAAAAAGAACTGACTGATTTTCTTGAAAATAATGAGTACGCAATGTTGACCGGTCAGAATCCTGATGTGGTATCATTATCTAAAGGCGCAAACGCACAGTTAAACGATAAGGCTAAGCAATGGTTGGCAGATCGGGGGTTAACTGCTGAGCCTATATTTGGAAGGTACGATGGATCGGAAAGGTCGTTCTTGGTTCCTAATATGACTAAAGAACAGGCATTAGAGTTTTCTAATGATTTCCTGCAACAGTCCGTAGCTCATAGCGAAGGCCTTGTGTATAAGGATGGAACTATTAGAAAAAGAGTAGAAGGATATAGTTTAGAACCTAGGTTTGATGCTGACGGAAACAATTACTCTACATTAAAAATAGGCGATAAAAAGGTAGACTTTTCTATAAATTATGATTGGGTTAGTCCTGTATCTAAAATGGAGGCGCCTAAGCCATTGCCTGCAAAAAACCAAAAGTCTACGGAAATAGCTACCGAATTATCAAGGGAATTAACAGGTCCGAGTGATATGATTGAATCAGTTAGTCAATCACTTAAGGCTACCGGTATTAATACGGTTCAGTTATCAGGTGAAGAGTTTGCCGCAAGGGCTGCTAAGGATGGCGCTCAGGCTGACAGTATGGGTTACTTTGACGATCAAGCCAAGGAGTTTGTTTTGAATAAAGATAAGGCTGATAAAGCTACGGTAATTCACGAAGGTGCTCATCCGGTAATGAATATTATCTACAATACCAATAGGCCATTGTACGACAAGGTTGTTTCCGGAATGAAGCAGGCTGCTGCTAAGAATGCAGGTGTTCAGTCAGCCATCGAGTTCGGGGGGCAATACGAAATGCAGGAAGGAGAAACAAAGGAGCAAGCGCAAGCCCGGATGGATAACGAAGCACTAGTGGAAACATTAGCTAAGATAGAAGATGGAGAGATAGACTTGGACGAATTACCAAAATCATTTAAGCAATCCTTAATTGACATGGTGAACTCCGTGGCCAAGTTTTTTGGATTTGATCAGGTACTTGATGATACTGACGTTGCTGCGTTCAAGAAATTAGTCGGACAGGTTTACGATGCACTAACTACCGGGGAGGATATCTCTAGTATTGTTGGCGTAGAAAATGTAACCAAGTTTGAGAATAAGATAGGGGAAGGGGTTCAAGAAAGAAGCTCGTTTGTTAATACCGATAAACTAAATTTATCAACAGACAAAAGAGGTAATGTAAAAATTGAATTAAAGAAAGTTCAGCCTACATCTGAATTAATGAGCGAATACAATAATGCAAGAAACGAAGCATTTAAAATAAGCGATAGAGCTGAGGAGCAGTACGACAAAGGGAATGATAAGGAAGGGGATGCATTAATGATTGAATACAAGAAAGCTAGAAAGGACGCAGAAAGATTAATAAAGGGAACAACTGCATCTACAAGTTCTAGTATAGAGTTGCAAGACGTATTGCCTAAAGAATTTATAGATAAGTATCCTTCTTTAAGTGATATAAAAATAAAATCATCTGACGTTTCTTTTGGCAATAGAGGTAATTACAATAAAGAAACTAATACTATTAATGTCATAACTAAAGGAGAAAACTTTGAGCATACATTGTCTCACGAAATAGGTCATTTGTTGTGGGATAAAATATTGACTGATAATCAGAAGAAGTTATTTTCAGACAACAATCCTGTAACAGAGCATGGCAAAAAAGTCTTAGATAATAAAGAAACAAATTATCAGGAATCTTATGGCGGGAAAAATATACATAATGAGGAGGATTTTGCAGAATTATTCGCAGATAATAATGGAAGTTTAGATGATGCAATTAAAGCTAAGAAAAACCAATCCGCCACTTCTAAGAAGGTTCAAGAAAGAAAAACAGAATTACCTGAGAAGCAAGCAAGACAAATGACCGAGGATGGTAAAGGCAACTACGTATTCTACCACTACTCAGGTAAAAATATTAATACAATTGATCCTAACAAGTTCGGGAGTAACCTAGCTACAGGAAGAGACGAGAAGCCGGGAGTTGGAATATCAATGTATTACACAAAGAAGGACACATCAGAGCCGGGAGTTCCAAGTAATTTTGGTTATGTAGTTAGAGTTCCAAAAGATAAGGTTTATTCTTTTAACGATGATCCGTTGAATTTATTGCCTGCCGCTGAGAAGTTATTTAAAAAGCAATATCCTAATCAGGCGTTTGACCCTAACAAGCAAATAGGTTTCTTAACAAAAGTAGCTAACAGTAAAGGATACAAGATGACTGTAGCTAATTGGAATATAAAAGGATCCTTTGCATTAAGAGCACAAACTACAGAAGCATTAAAGCCTGAGAAGTACACAAGAATAAAGCCGGGTACGTTAAACCAAACAGAGGTTTTATCTCCCGAGCTTGACAAATTAAAGCCTAATTCTAAGAAGCGAGTTCAGCAAAGAGTTGATACATTAAGTGACGTAGAGAGAAAGCAGAAACAATTAGAAATAATTAATAAGGAGAATCCGGCACCAAATGACTATAATACATGGATTAGAAAAGTAGAAGATATAAAAACAGCAGAAGAGGCATTTAAATCATCAGAAAAAGAAGGAGCTATGTATCCTGATTTTACCGAAAAGGATATGAAAGATGCTTTAAGTAGCGGGGAAGTAACTGTATATTCAAGTCAGCCTATAAAAGAAGGAGTTTTCGTTTCTCCGTCAAAAATAAATGCACAAGAATATGCAGGTGGCAAAACCGGCAAGCTGTATTCTGAGAAGGTGAAGCTAGAAGATGTTGCATGGATTGATGAAGGCGAAGGGCAGTTTGCATCAACTAAAGCAATAGAAGGCCTTTTAGGTAAGCCTAAGAAAGTTCAGCAAAGAAAGTCTGCTGTTGAAAAAACAAAAGAATTTAAGTTAGCTGCGTTTGTAATTAGAAAGAAATCAGAAGGCGCCTCTGTATTAGAATTAGCTACGGGTATAGCTTCTGTTATGCCGGGCATGTCGCCTGTTGAAATCAACAACTTGATTAACGATCCTCAGCAGTACATAAGAGACAAGTTTAGCTACCTAAGCTCTCTTCTTCAAGAAAACTTAATAGCTAGAGCCGGAGGTCAAAACATTTACGCAAACATACCTACTAAAAAAAGTGGAGCATTTTCTGCACTATCAGTAGACATATCTAGCATTGAAAACTACTTGTCTTCTAAAAAGAAAGGAAGAATTGATAAAGCGGTAAAATTCTTAGGCGATGTAAAAACTCAATGGTTTAGTGCTGCTAAAGGAGCTCCTAATTGGGTGCTTGCTTTGAGGGATATTTCTTCCGGAACTAGAAACTTAGAAATAGATGTAGCTGTTAATACTACTAAGAAATTAAAGAAGACGGCTAATAGTATTAAATTTAATGATTGGGATGCGTTTACTAAGGCAATCAAATCACTATCAGTTAACGCTACTCCTCAGCAGAACAGCTTGCAGGTAGTTCCGCCTGAAATACTAGCATTGCCTCAGGAAATACAGCCGTTTGTGTACGAGATGAGAGATCAGATAGATGGACTTACCAAGGACCTTGTTGCGTCAGGGTACGTTACGCCCGATCAGGCCGTTGCGCTTGAATCAAATATTGGTCAGTACGTAAACAGAGCGTATAGATTGTTTAATGAAAAAGGATATAAGCCATCTAAGGAAGACATAGCTAATGCAATGAAATATTATTCCGATATTTATATTGACGAGTTAGCAAATAAGAATGCGGGAGTATTAACCTACGATCAGGTAAAGCAGAAAGCTATAGAGATGGCCGACATGGAAGTAAAGGATATTTTAAACAAAAAAGTAACTCCTTACTTTAAGTCAGGCGATTCTAGGAATGTTGATATACTTAAAAAGAAGGAAGATATTCCGGAGCCAATTAGAAAGTTAATGGGTGAGTACACCGATCCGGGAACTGTATTTGTGATGACTGTTGCTAAGCAAGCTGCTTTAAGGTCTGCTAGTCAATTATTAACCGGCCTTAGAGATAGAGGCATGGGGTCTGTATTCTTTGAGGAGAATGACCCTGAAAGGCCCGATACTCATAGCGAACGAATAGTAGCAGAAGGTACTGAAACTAAGAATCCATTAGGAGGACTTTACACGACTCCTGAGATGGCCGCTCAGTTACAGGGTATAGCTAAAACTACAAACCAAGTTTTAGATGTATGGATGAAATTAGTTGGTACTGTTAGATGGGGAAAGACTGTTGGATCCGTGGTTACTCAGGTTAAAAACTTTGAAAGTAACGTTGGATTTGCGGTAATGAATGGATTAATATTTACCGGTAAGTCGGGGCAGGGATTAAAAGGAGCTGCTAGTTATTATGGCGGAAGAATAAGTGGAAGAGAGTTGGATGAATTAACAGCTAAGGTGGTTAGCTTAGGACTTGTTGGCCAAGGCGTTAACGCAATGGAGCTTAAAAAAATGCTCGGTTCGGGGGACGTACATGACATAGCTGTAGATTTAGCAGTAAATGGAAGATCTAATTACGCTAAAGCAAGAAACTTTGTATCAGCGCCAATAAGAGCAGCTAATAAGTTTTATCAATTAAGTGATGACTTTTGGAAAGTTTACGCTTACATGAACGAAAGGCACTTAATAGCTAAGGCGATGTTCGGAAAATCATACGACAAACTAACAGAAGATCAGCAAGTTGATGTGGACATAGAATCGTCCGAAAGAGTTAAGAGCACATGGCCAACCTACGACCGTGTATGGGAGGGTGCTAAATACTTGTCAGAAAGAGTTCCACTAATAGGTAACTTTATTTCCTTCCAAGCTGAATCAGTGAGAGTGTTATCAAATACTGTTAAAATAGCCTTAAAGGATATTAAATCAGGCGACCCGGGCTTTCAAGCGTTAGGGTACAGAAGGCTCTTTGGAATAGCTTCTTACCTATCAATAAGAGCAGGATTAACTTACGCTGCCGCTACCTCAGCAGGTATGGCTGTTGCAGGATTGTTAGGAATTATTACAGGGGATGATGAAGAAAAGGAAAAGCTAAAGGGGATTAAGGACGCCTTACCTCAGTTCATGAAGACCGGGGACTTGTTAGTAATCAAAGGCGATAAGCCGGGAGTATTCACTGTTTACAATATGTCTTCCATAGACCCTTACAACGTAATGTTTAATACAATGAATGCACTGACAGAGGGCAGGGAAGGAATGGATGCAGGTCCGGCTGCTGCGGTTACTGAGTTCTTTAATGGATTCATGGAGCCCGAAATGACTTACGAGACTGTATCAAGCTTATTAAGTAATAGAAGCTTAAAAACAGGCGATAAGATTTACTTAGATGCAGACAATCCGGGTGACAAGATTCTTAAAGGAGCCAAGTACGTATGGGATAATTTAGAGCCATCGTCAGTTTCATTGGTGAATAGATTAATGGAGAAGGAAAATAAGGGAGCAGAAGTTTCCGCTGTATTCGGAGCAAGACCTTACGATGTAGACTTGAACAGGTCGTTTAGAATATTATTATCCACTACTACTCAGGATTTAGAAACTATAAATAAGCAGTACGGAGCGATAAAGAAAAGCGAAACAGCTACAGCCGAAGAGAAGAAAGCGGCAGAGAAGGAGGCAGAAGAAAAGATTGCCTATTACTCAGAAAGAATAGGCAATACTTATAAAAGATTCTTATTATTAGGTGCTAGCAAGGAAGAGCTAGACAATATAGTTAAAGAGAAGAGAGCTGTTAAATCAACCGGATGGAGTAAGCAATTAAAGAAATCCATCATATCAGGCAAGATTAACAAGGACGACTTTTTAAAGTAGACTCTTAGCGTAACGCTCTATCTCTAGTCTACCCTCTACGGTAAGGTTGCTCATTATCCGGGCAACCTCATCGTAGATTAATGTATCATCAAACTCTTTGTCCCTTACATCGGTTAGCGATCTCGGCACCCTTAAGTCAAGGGCGGTTTTGATATAGTCTATTTTCTTCCCTAATGGCCTGATAACATCGTTCTTTGCTCCAACGTGGAAGTCTCGGTCTGCTATTAGACTATCACAATACATCTTAGCATTCTTGATGCTTTTGTACATTAAGCACATTGTTTCGCTCTGCGTGTTCGTTAGTTTTATCATTAATTTCGTTTTCTAATTTTACTAATATTTGCCCTATTACTATCCCTATCTTAAGGGTATCACCTTCTTCAATAGCCCTAGATAGCGATACGTGTATGTTCTTAAGTAGGTCAATCATAACTTGTCGTTTAATAATTTTAATACATCATTTTTTTCAATCCACTCCCTAATCAATAGGGAGTCCTCGTGTACGTACGAGTCTTCATCCCAAGTAAATTGCACTATAGCGTTGCGCTTGATTTTTTCTGTACCAAACTCGTGAGTAAAACTCTCGTCCACCTCTTCTACCTCACCGTAGAATGTGACGTACAGGTCTTCTGTTATTTCAACTTCAATTTCCATATTGCTATTGTTTGAATATAATTATTATTATTTGAAGCCTTTAATTGTACTGTAAGATATTTTATTGGTAAACAGTGTGTAGTTCTTGTATTATTATTAATAAGGTTCTTCCATACCTCAATAAAATGTGTTGGATTATTCATGGGTAAATGTTTGGTTATAATATTTCAATTTCAGATTTTAAAAACTCTTGTTTAGATAATTCCATTCCCGAATTAAATTTAGTATTAAAAGAAATTTCCGCTAACTTTTCAGATGGTATTAGTTGTTGTTTAATTAAATCATAAACATTTAATATTGCTTTACTATCTGAAGATTTTAAAATACCATCTAATCCTTTAACAACATTTATTTGAGTTTCTATCCATTCATTACTAATAAGTGAATAGTCTTGTAGTTTAATTTTCATATATTATTTCTTTTTAAATTTATTACACCATTCAATAAATAATTCTTCATTAGTTCTTTCTTTACCTGAAATTTGATTAACCTCTAAGTAGACCCATATTGCAAAATCAATCATATCTTTTTTAGTAAACATTCTTCCTTCCATCCATTTAGCGCCTTCAATAAACTCATTTCTTAATTCAGAGTCTTTTTCAGACATACTTCTTGGATATTTTTCAAAGGCAAGTTCTTCTATTGTTTCTTTAGGTATAAACTGTCTATAACAAGTTATTTCATTACAACCCTTCATTTGTTCTCTTAGTGTTTTATCGCAAAAATTACAAATCTCTTGTTCAGATTTTTCGATTAGGACTTTAACAAAACACCCACAATCATGTCCCGGACTATCCAAAAAACAACCGTTTCCATTATTGCCATTACATTCGCCGATGTATTTTTGTTTAGATTCTTCTTGTGGGATGATGATTTTATAAGGTTTGATAAATCTCATTTTTGGATACGGTACAGTATCATCCTGTTCTTTTTCCAATGTTGCAACCTCACAACTACTGTTCTTTACAAACCACTCTGCAAATGTATTATCAATAGCTTGTACTCCGCTAACTATTAAATCTTCGTCTGTTGTCAGGATGACTTTTTTACAATATTCTGCACCAATGGCCATGCCACCACTATTAGTGACATAGTATATAGTTTTTGAATTTTTTGTATGGCATCTATGTAAATAACCCCCTGTAGTGATGAACCATTCTCCTTCTTTAATTTCTAAATCAGCAGTAATATAGATGTGTTGGTTAATTGTATGACCACCTGAATTTTGCAAGATGCTATCTAAGTGTAATTTACCGTTATTAGAGTATAACCTACTTGGTTTATCTGTAGGGATTAAGTGAATATTTTTCATCTGTGAATTTTTTTGAATTTATAATGAGTGTATATACTAGATCCGCAGGCCTGAGTCTCGGATGGTGTTCTACAGGACTGTAAATATACAAGTAGAATAATTGCAATCAAAATCTTTTTCATGTTTTTTTTGTTTCGCAGTATTGTAATACCCCGCAATGCGGGGATATGTGAGTTATAAGAAATAGCTACGTTTAGTAGTTTTCAAGATAATCTCTAACTTCTTCCCAATAATCTTTTCCTAAAAACATACCAAAAGGATTAATTGATTTTATAATCTCATCAACTGCTATTAATGCACATAATACTGCATCCTCATCAGTTATTTTTATATTTCTTTTGTTAAATAAATCATCCTTTATTTTATTTACAATTTGCTTAGCTTTTTCTTTTGCATCCATAATTACTATTTGTGTTTATATCCGCTACTTCTTATAACAGCAATTTGTATAAAAGGCTTGTTTAGTGTATGTCGGATAGTTTTGTTGATATTCTTTTTTATTTGTTGTGTTTTAGCTTAATTCACGCCACTTATACAAGTTGCAAAACGTTATAAGCAAGTGCTACATTTCGTTTCCAAATAAAGTTCCTACCCATAAGTCTTTTTCTTTTCTTTTTTCTTCCACTTCTTTTTTTGATTTCCCACTGTTAGTAGTTAATAACTCCATAAACATATCATAATTTTCATTATGATTATTTTCGCCATATTTTATTTTAACCACTAAATCGTGCTTAATTTGGTCTATCTTAGGGTAAGGTAGGGTTTCAACAATCAAATCCGAAATACATTTTTTGTCAAAAAAATAGAAATATCTATACTGTCCTCCAAAAACTTTGTATAATGGTGTTCCATAAATACCTTCTAATACACGTCTTTCTATTGTTTTATGTTTATGCCACAAAGAAACACTGTGCAATCTTTCACCATCTTTTGTGTACCAAACTCCGCCATCTTTTCTAAATCCAGTATAAATAAAATTACTTGCTTGGTATATAGTGCCGTTTTTGTTCATCATACCGTCTGCAAATGAAATAACCCATTTAAGTTTAGGGTTTAATTTTTTTACCATTTTTAATGACTTTGCGATAACATAGCTTTCAGAATTAAACCCTAATTTATCATCAAGCCACAACCTGTTTAGTTCTAAAAATTCATCTTGTTTAGTGTTTTTTACCCACTGTGCTGTTTTTTTAGGCATTATCCCAAACCCATATTGAGCAACTCCTAATAAATCACTGCTGTAAAAAATGCCTATATGGTACTTAACACCTTTTACGGATGTACCGCTATAATGATTTTTTTCAATAATTGAGTTAGCTACTTTTGGTTCTATTAGCTCTAAATGTATGTTCTTAAAATCTATATTTTGTTTCTTTTGCATATTTCAATTTTTTGTTTTATTTTCCCACCGCACAAAAAAGAAAAGAAAAAGGTTTTGTCTTTCAAATCAAGTTCTACACTATAATACCGCACCAGCTTATAACAGCGTGTATATGCAAGTGGCGGTTCTGTGGTTTATCCAACATTCGTTATTCTATCAAACTATCTGCGTAATTGAAAGGTAAGTGCTTCTAATCGCCACCTGACATATACACGCAAAACGTTAGGTGCAATGCTAATTTCTACTCCTAACAAAACCTGCTATTATTAGAAATCCTATTACCATATTAGTTGTTGGTTTAAGGATTCTACTATTCTCACTATAACATATCAAATTCCCAATTATTAATCCTATTAATAACAAGATTGGGAAGATATGTTTCCGCACTGCACCTAACACCGGTTTTGTGCCATTGGCGGTTTCGTTCTTCGATTTAACTTTTGTACTCATATCAAGTTTTGTTTTTCAATTTAAAATTTGTGGTTTAAGTCGCCAACGGACACAAAGCCCCGAAACGTTATGCTCCATTGCTACATTCGTGCTTCGATTGAAGTTTTGTGCTAACATACCGTATTTATTTTTTATTTTCCTCGCTCTTTTGGATAAGGATAAATTTTATTTCTTTCTTCATATATTTTACGAAGTTGTTTTGTTTCTTTTTTATCTTTCCCTAAAACATAAGCGTATTTGTGTTTTGAAGGCATAGATATTTTTTCGCATACCGTTTGTTTGTATTTTGAATAATCTCTTAGTTGCTTCTCAATTTCTTTCGGCATTTTATCCCAATTCATGCCAGTAGCGTGTGACCAATCTTTTTGCCACTCAATATTTAATTCCTTTGCAAATTTTCGATAGGCTGTTTTTTGTCTAAAATATCTATCACTTACCACCTTTCCTGTATATGGGTTAATAAATCGGGTTGTAGTCCCAGCAGTTTGCCCCATATAGTAGAAATTACAAGCCTGATAGATAGTTCCAAGTTCCTTTGCTGTTGGGTCTGAATATGCAGTAAATAACCTCCATTGAGTATTATCAACCATATGTTTTATACACCACATTAAAAATGAACTTGCTAAATTTTTTGGCGACCAAGATATACAAGCACCTCTACTAATCAATCTCTCCAATTCTTTGGTGTTATCTCCAAGTGTTTTTGAAAAAGCATTTGGCATATTAAATAAAATTACACCAGCAATAATGCCTTTATGATAACAAGCAAACCAATGTGTTGTATATTGAGATAAATTCCCCAACCATTCGTGTCTTTCAATAAATTGTTTTAGCCTTTGTTGTTCCTTTTTATCTGTAACATTAACAAACAAAAAATCAGGAACTCTTAACGTATCAACATATTCTTTTGTAAAACCACATTCCGTTAAATCTCCTTCAAGGTTTTTCACTCTAATATCATACTGCCAACATTGGTCTTTATCGTATGTGTTCAATCTTTCTTGTATCATTTTAATTTTTTAAATTAATTTTTGCCAACGCTCATAAAAAATAAATACTACTTATGTGCTTCGATTTAAATTCCTCGTTAATAAACCGCAACGAGAGCATAACACGTGCTATAAGCAAGTTTGCCAATAATATTTGTGCTAATTTGAAACATTCTACAAGGCAAACCTGCTCATAGCACCATACGTTAGTTGCAATTTTTCTTACACCACATTATCTTGCTACCTCTCCGCAAATGAACTAATCGTAATTCATAACCTTTATTCATCATTTGTTGCATTTCTTCTAATTCTTTAAGTTCTACATCATTGAAAGAGCGTTCATTTGCTCCATCTTTAATCTTAATGTAATTCTTAGCAAAATCATAAAAACTGCAACTAACATCGTGTATAGCACATTGCTTTTCGTGTTTCAAATTATCTTTATTCATATTATTAAGTTTTGTGTTTGCATTTGTTTTTTTTAATTAAGTTCCTACTGATAAGCCGCCAAACGTTAATACCCGAACGCCTTTAACGTCCACTTAAAGGGATTTCCCTCTATGTTTTTCACAGCTTCTAGCATTTGACTTGCCACCTCCCTAGTCTCTTGCTGCGCATCCGGTTTTAACCTAAGGTTCCATAAATGAATAAATGCTAGCAAACTTCCCGTCCAAATAAATGTAGTATTAAGATTTAAAGGAAGAATTGTCCTTGCTTGTTCTTTAGATACGCCTAATTTTAACAACTCTTCGTATGCTTTTTTGCACTGATCAATTACACATCTTTCAATATAAGCGGCTGACAATTGTGATTGTATTAGTCCATCACTCCCCTGCTTGCTATCTTTAGATTGCTTTCTCCATTCCTTAATAGTAGTGTAACTATCACTAAAGTCTACATACCTACCACTTATACTATTGGCGGATAGTCCAATTTGATGTTTAAAAAGCTGTCTTTCTACATAAATAGGACAAGTTATTCTAAACTGTAACTGAGGGTGTCTAAAAGGCGCTGTGTGTTTATGTTCAACTAAATATTCTATAAGTCTTTCATCCTTTTCATCTAGCATGTCTTTTGACTTGCCGAATGACACACGAGCCGAATTTACCGCCATTAAATCATCTCCAAAATGCGAAAGCAATTCTACTTTATTTTCCATTCTCTAATAATTGTATTTTTCTGTTAAGATAAAATGATGCCTTCTTTAAATCTTCAATCTCCGTTTCTACGCTTTTCTTCCCGGCTCTAGCTATGTACTTCGCTACATTAAATAAATAGGCGTCCATGTGCAAGCCCCATGCTTCGCACACATTAATTACTTCATACGTTCCTTCACCCCCATAATGGGATGGGTGATCTACTAAATTATTTGGCATTATTTATTGTTTTAGTTATTGTTTTTTTCTCTAAATTCAATCCTAGAATCGTTAATATGCAATAATATTATTAACAATTCGGTTAGCTTCCGAATAGCTTAGTTTAATATTACTGTCCTTAGCTCGTTGGATAGTAATATTATTACCATCGTCAACAGCTTTCATTACTATTTTGCCCCTGTACTCTTTATTCCAATGTTTAGAATATTTTACACAATTATTATCTATGTCGTACTCATTAGACATTAAATTAGGCTATGCTTCTATGTGAACCCTTACCATATTTTTAGTATTTTATCTCCTTTAGTTAATATTCTTATTTCAAAGTGGTTGTCATAAAAGGATACAATATCGCTAACTAAATTGTTTATATTACTAAAATTAATCATTAAGTACTGATTGATTGAGTGTATAAACCCATTGAAATCTAAGACACGCTTTGGATTAGTATCCAAGTACACATCGTACATGAATTGATAAGTCATATTTGACCTATTAGCTAGATAGTATTCCTTTGTTATCATTTTAAAAGTTTTTAAACATCATTGATTCGACCGGTAGGCTTGATTGATGATTGTACTTTGCTGATTTTTTTGTATCATAAGGATTAATTACATTTCCCTTTATAGCATGATATACTAATTGGCCTATTGGCATGTTTGCATATATTCTAACAGGCTTTACGGCGGTAATTTCTAGCGTCCAATACCCTTTAAAATTTACGTCACCTAGCCCTGCTGTTATATGGATAGAAATACCTAACCTGCCGGTGCTTGACTTGCCTTCTAATATTGGAACATGGCGGTAAGTTTCTGTGTACTCGATAGTAGAACCTAGATAAAGCACGTTTGGCTGTAATACAAATCCTTCTTTCGGTATGTTAAAACAATTAATCTTATTGTGCTTCTTAGCGTCTAATACTTCTGAGTCGTAAACAGCTAGTGTCTTGCCCAAGTGAACATCGTAACTATTGCTACCTAAATGTTCTATGTTAAATGGGAATATCGCAATATTACCATCTTCCATTTGATTTAATATTTCACTGTCTGATAGTATCATAAATTTAGTTTAAAAGCCCCCGAACTCTCAGGGGCTTTATTGATTTAAAATGGTAATCCGTCATTGCTCTGCTTGTCTTCTGCTTTTTTTTCAGTAGGAACCCAAGTATTTAACTCTAGGTACGGTCTACCATCCTTAGAACTTTTAAGTACAAAGTTTTTCCAACCATCGAACTTAACGCCAATCTTTTCCCAATCCTGAGGACCAAAAGAGATGGCTGTTTCAACTTGTCCAAACTTGTTTTCCTTTTGGGATACTTTCCCAACATAGATTTTTTCGCTCATGTTTATTAAAATTTAAAAGTTAATTCAAACGCAAAATTTAAGAACCCTACCGCTAACGCAACTTCCTTTCGATAACTATCATAAATCAGTGCAACTGCCGGAAATAATAAATAGATAAACTCTTCCTTTTCTACATTAAAAGTTGTTTTCATATAATTTTATTTAATTTAAGCATGTCAATTAATTCTTTGAAACTATCTAAGCTCATTGCTACGATGGTTCCTTGTCTTGTTTTTTTGTGGAACACTAGATTGTAATTAGAGTCTTTAGGCATACTGTCTAGTACTTTATGAATACTACCAAGATTCTCTACCGCCTTTAATTGGCAGTTAAATGGATTGGTATTGGTTAAGTCTACCTTAAGATCGTCTAGCATCTTTGATTCGTACCGAGAGGTTTTACAATTCTCGAACCCCCGATCTCGCCACCATTTAGCTATCTCCCTTTCGTATGTATGCCCTTTGGCTCTAGCGTTAATCTTCATAGTGTATTTTTGTTTGTGTGTACATTGGCGGTAAAGTGTAAAACCTATTGGATTTTTTTACTACACCTTCCTCTACCATGTTATTTAATTCGATTGATACGTCCGCAAAACTAGAAGAGAGTAGACTGAATATCCCTACTATGCTTACTGACGGGTGGTTTGCTATCGCTCTTTTTATCTGTTCTCTTAACATAAATTCTTTTTGCTGTTAAAAAATCTTCTATTGTTGACCATTCAACTTCGTTATGGAAAGTGCTAAGATAGAAAATATTTTTATTAATTGGGTCAACTAAATAAAATTTATTTTCATTTGGCACAACTTCTTCCGGCTCAGCTAGCCTTAACATATCAATCCCCTTTTCTAATATCACCCACTCCCTGATTTTACCTCCGTTATTAGCGCTCTTCCATGAATCTTTATAGATTACCTGCTGCAAGGAATCGTGTATAATCGGTTGGTTGGTTTTTAAATTTCGTTTTATCGAGGACATTTAAGTTACTTGTTGGTGTGTAAATAGAATTTGATATGTTAAAAACAAAGCTGTCGGTGCCTAGCTGACCTGAGAATTTAAACCTTACTTTCCAAAAGTGAATCTCGGTTGTGTTCTCACGCCTGTAAACTGTGATGCCATTATCGGGGGCGTTGTAATAGTGGGAAGAGTCGCCAACATCATAGCCGGTAGGGATTTCGTAAACGCCATTTGCCTTGCTCATTTTTTTAGGGTGAGCCACTAGCCAAACGTGTACATCGTGCTTTCTTGCAAACTTCCTTAGGTCTCTCATCATATCACCTATGGCGTTATGCCTTTTATCCCCCGAACTGACAATTCCACGCTCAACAGAAGACATGTTGTCTATAACGATACCCCTTATTCCGGTGCGCTTAATCATCTCTTCGGCCTTGGCCATGATGGACTCTATTGTGCTATCATTCTCGTCAAGTTCGTAATACTTAAAGTGGTCGTTGATAAATAAAGTCTCCATTTCTACCTCCGACTTTGTGATTCTCTGACAGTTCGGGGAAAAGAAAAAACTCTTACCGGTCTTAATAGAAATCAAATCAGTAATAGCCATCTTTGCGCTTGCCTCCTCAGCAGAGTACAACATAAACGACCATCCATGACGGTTAGCTAAATTCATCAAGACATTCTTTAGCCAAGTAGTTTTACCATGACCCGGTATCCCGGTAATCAAAGTAACCATTCCGGGGTGCCAAACGAAGTGGTCGTCCATATTTGCCCATCCGGTATCGTACCCCTTAGGATAACCCTCTTCCCACAGTAAGGCCATATCAGCCCCATTAACGACCTCAATACCGTCAATAGGGAAATACTCGGCATTTAAAATACAAGCCTCTAATGCCTCCTTTCCGTGCGATTTCAGCGTATCGTTAGCGTCCTTTTCAGGGAAGACAACTACCTTACAGTTTTGTTTACCTAGTCTTCTAGCTAACTCATCCCTAAGGTTTCTGCCGGCCTCATCCATATCAACTGCCAAGTAAATAGTTTTGCCTTCCAAATACGGGAGCATTTCTTCCAACCACTCTAGCTTCTGATTACCCTTAGATGCGCCATTTGGAACGCTTACCGCATTCTTAATACCCGCTTCGTAAAACGCCATAACATCACACTCGCCTTCACAAATAACCAATGAGTCAGAACTGTTATCCAATGCAACATCAAGTCCATACAAGCACAACTGAGCGCCGCTAACAAGCTTAAAGTTCTTGTCACGATCCCTAAATTTAACATTGACTAATTCGTTATTGATGAAGTAATTAAAGTGTATGGCGTTTCTATTCTCTCCGGCTTGTGGCATGAATACAGATCCTTCTGATACTTGGTATCTAAGAAGAGTTTGATTAGTTATCCCCCGAGCTGCGAACCAATCTATTACAGGCTGAGAAAGCCTTTTAAGTTCAGTTGTGTTAGGGCGAGTGTATTCCTTTTTAGAAAAGTTACTTACCCCTCCTTTGAAGTCGCAATGATGGCACCTATAAAGACCCTTCTCTACGTTAACCGATAAAGATAAATCGCTTTTGTTTTTTCGATCAGGGCTGCACTTCGGGCATTTAACCTTAACGTCTCCTCTTGATCCTAGTTTAACATCTATCCCTAGATTACGTAGTTTATTGATCATTTGTATAGTTTTTTGTATAGCAACCTTAACTCTTCATTCTTTGCAGCTATATCTTTTTTCAGATACTTTGCTTGCCGGTGTAGCTCATTGAAATTGTCAATCATTTTGACTAACTTATCTTCCAACTGCTCTACTTTTAATTTAATGTTGTCCGCCATTTTGTTTTGATTTTAATATCCAATACTCATTGGCGTCCTCCCAATAAGTCATAAATTTATTTTTACTTCCGAACAAAGTAGCCGGCCTAAGGTATTGCCTCATCTCCGGATCGTTACCCCACTTTTCTTTTTTATGAAGAATAACGCTTTCAAAGTGAGCAAATGTAACCTTAGGAATTTGTCTTATTACTGCCTTTATTTTTTCAGTATTAGAATAATTTGTTTCGCAAGTTTCATTAAAAAAATCTAGTACTTTCTTAGCTAAGCCCTTGTCATCAAACGATTCAATTTCTTTTTTCATTTGAATCCAATGCATATCGTCATCGGCATTAAATATTATTAATAAATTGATAGCGGCAAGAGCATCGGCCTTTGTACTGAATAGGTTAATTATCTTCTGAGTATTCATTCATTACGCTTTTAATTGTATCAATACTCCATCCCGCTAGAACCAATAAGTTAGCTATTGCCTCTATTGCATCAGGAAGGCTTGTCTCATCAATCACGTCCTTGTTCATAAATGGAAGGCCATTTGCCCCCCATTCATTCTCATAGGTGTATTTATTCTTGTAATGCTCGATAGTTATTTTCATATCTCCCTGATTGATTGTAAATTAATTTTATGAAAAAACAGTTCGGGGGACTTACGGTTATTCTCAGAACTTATCTTAACAGTAAACTTGCATACTGAACCGACCTCCGGTAACTCTAAATCGTACCAATCAGTAACAGCTAACCTATTCTTACCAATTAATAACGGCTCTTGGTTATTGTCTGACAACAGAAACAAGATAGTCCGGTACGTATAGTCTGTATTATTTTTATTAAAAACAATGGGGTCTGATACGCTGATAATCCTTCCGTGAAACGTTATGTTACTCATGTGTTATGTATTTTTCTAGTTTTAAGTAGGGTTCGGTATTGTAATTAAGTTTAATGTAATTTAATACTAAGCTTGTTTTGTAGTAAAACTTCTTGATATTGTCTTCTTCAAGGTTTATGTAACCTCTATTTACTCTTCTCTGAGCTTCCTTAAATGAAGCCTTAAACTCGCTTAACTTGTTTCGGTATGAGTCGTAGCCCATATCTAAGAAGTTTGTAATGTCTCCGGATTTAAACCCGTACATGTCAGCCACACCAACAAAAATCATTCTAGCTAAATCCTTGGTTCCTTCCTGATCCTGATTCAATTGAAGGGGCTTTAACGCCGATCTGTCAAAGATAAACTGTGGTCTCATTGCTCTTTCGATGTCTCTAAGTTTTGTCATGTTTATTGTTTTAATTTTACTAAAAAGGATTTTCTCCAAGTTATTTTTCCGGATGGCAAGGTCATACTAGTAGCGCCTTGCTTTTCCATGTGTTGTTTTAATTTGTTTTGTAATAGTTGTTTATTTTCTTCTAAGGATTTTATCTCACTACTTACAGTGACATACTCCAAAGCTAAGTTATTTTCAGCTTCTTCGCCAATTATATTTATTTCTTCTTCCCTTTGCTTGTGCTTCTCAGATATGAATCTATTGAAATCATCAGAGGCGTCCGCATCAGGCTCGTATTGGCTAGCTATTTGCCATAACATATCCTTATCAGTTATGCCGGCAGTGGCTTCTCTAAAAGCTAATACCCTAGACTGAAACTCATTGGCCGATTCTAATATTGCATTCTGAATAATTGGGTCAGCTTCGTAAACCACTCTTCCCAACTCCCTGCCATCCTTAAGATAACAAATGCACGCCCACTTAAATCCGGTAACTAGCATGTAATGGTTAATCTGACAAACGTATGATGGGGGAATACCGCCAACGTAACTATCGGAGGCGTAACCTGATATAGTTTTGATTTCTAATATACCATGTTCGCTTTTCTTGCCATCAAACTTTGTTATAATCCCATCAATATTTGCAGCAAGAGCCGGATACTTAGGATTTACAATTATTTTCTTGTACTTTCTGTACTTGTTTACTTTATTATTTGCTAAGGTATTGGCAATCCATCCTTCGTCAGTGCCGTCATAGTACTGCCAACACTTTGCAACGTAATCTTCCAACTGCTTACCGTGAAGTAAGGCGTTGTTCATTACACTAGGTAGTGGGACTAATCCAATGGCGTTATAAAATAAACTTATAGGCGATTTGTATTTGCTGAGCCCTAATAAGACTGCGCAATCCGATCCGCCTATACAACCCTTTAATGAGAACTGAGACCTAGCAAACTGCCATTCTTCTTCGCTCATTTTAGAGGCATCAATCAAGGTAAAGTTTTTAAATGCTTTCATATTTTTTAAATTAAAAAAGGCAGGCCGTAGAAACAGCCCGCCGTAGTGCTTAAACGATGGAAATATTTATTTCTTGTTAATAAGAGTTGTTAATAAAGTTCTTTGTTGTAAGGTTAAATCGTACTTTGGTAGTGCCGCCTTTACATCATCAACCTTTCCGTCATTAATAGCTTTTACCATTGCATCATAGGTCTTAGAATCTAGCTTCTTTAATTCTGCCGGTTCGGGGGAAGAAGGTTTCTCAGGTTGTTTAACCTTTTTACTGCTTCTAGTATTAATATGTTTAGTAAGATCCCAAACTCTCTGTCCGCTATCATCTACAACATTACCAAACTGATCGCACGGCAATGTAACCGGAGGTATTTCATAAATAAATCTACCAATACCCCACTGAACAGCAGCTCTTTTAAAGGCATCCGATGCTGACGATTTTCCCGCTTGCTCGAACATATTGTCTTTAGAGTCATTCTCTATTCTTGATCCGGCATCCCACTTCCAATAAGTTTTCCCGTCAACCTCTATACCAATACCGGCAAATATAAACCCTGCAATCTCCTTAAAATCTGACTGCCAAGCTGCACCTGAGGAGTCCAACAGAGTCATCACATCCCTAGCATCAATGTAGGCAGTACAGATGGCTTTAGTTTTGTCTTTGTTCCTAGACTGCACCCGCCACTGATAGGGGATTTCTTTGCTAAGCTGTTTAATTAGTTCATTCATTCGATAAAATTTAGTTGCGGGAGTTGGATTCGAACCAACGACTCAGAGCTTATGAGGCTCCGCTGCTGACCACTGCATTATCCCGCATTTAGGAGTGGGAGCCGGAATCGAACCGACAACTAAGCGAACAGGTGAAAACGTCCCTGCCAACCTTTTTCCCACTATAAAGAATTAATATACTCGTTAATTATACCGTACTCGGAAGCGGTAAAATAAATACATTGCCAATCAAAAGTAAACACAATCTTCTTATCTTTTAAAATTGCCTTAATAAAATGATTGGTGCATAAATCACTTTGATTAGCTAAAAGCCATTTACGGTAAGGCTTTAATTCGTAAGTCTTACCGTTAAGCGTAAACGTATCGTTAATATAATCGTATTTCACCATGCGAATGTACGACACTATAAGTAAAAATATATTCACATTGACTATAATTTACTCACATAGACGTTATTCATTTTGGTAGAAAGTTTTTTGTTGTGAATCAGTACATCAATTCTTTTTGTGTGTCTCTTGTTCATTAGGTCGTGTACGTAATAGATGCCGTTAAATATTCCGGCGTTAGATACGAGCACCCGATCTCCCCATTTTAAGGTTTTTTTAAGGTCTCTTGATACTGCTATTATTTTTTTATTGGACGATCCTATTCTGTAACCTGAGGCTGTAATGTTTGGACTACTATCGCACTCCCGAACCGTAGGCATGTAGGTAGTAAGTGTTACTATCTGTATTAAAATGGCTAATAGTTGCATGTTTTAAGTTTTATTTAGTGTCAGTTTAATCAGTAGTTATGTCTTCCGGCATTATGACCGACCTTATATAACCCTTACTCTTAAACTCTTCAATCTTTAATTCTAATTCTAAGACCGCCTCTCCGCTATAAATCATAGCGTCAACTAGTTCGCCTAATATTTTATGTCTTTCAGGCAGAGACATTTCGCACCATGTTGGTAGTTTGTTCATGTGTTTAGTTTTAAAGCCCCTCCATTACAGAGGGGCTGTGTTATTTAGAATCCAAAAGAAAATCCAAGGCCGGCAGCAGCAGCTCGTGTGTTACTACCTGACGCCACGTTTGCAGAAATCTTAGCATTAGGGCTTACAAAGTAAGAAAACCCTGCTGAAACAGCGGCAGCATTACCATAAAATCCCGTACCAAAAGACAAGTTTCCTCTCTTCTGAGAGTTGTAAATCTGTGATCCGTTAGCCGCACTCATTGCCGCAGACATTGCAGCAATACCCATCATCTCATTTGTTATTGCTCCTTCGGCAAGTCTCGCTCTTCTTGATTCAAGGCTTAAATCGGTACGCAATTCACGCTCTGCTTCTCTAGCTCTTTCTGCTTCCTTATCAATTCTATTACCTAACGCATTCTCTGCGTTGATTGCTCTAATACTTTCAGCGTCCGTGTATGCTTTTGCTTCTGCTTTATTAGACTCAACGGTTTTGGTTAAGTCAGCTACCTTAGTGTCGGTTGCGCCAATACGCTTATCTAGGCGAGTAACTTCTGTGTTGACCTTATTGTCTAATGAAGTAAACTTACTGTCTGTATAATCATTAGATGTTTTAATGGCTTCATCTTTAGCTTTCTTAATATCTAATGCAACTTGCGTCTTATCTGCTTTATTGTTCTGTAAATTTACAATATCAGCTTCTGTTGCAGTTACTCTATTGGTTAAATTAGTAACACTTGATGCAGATGCTTTTAATGATACAGCGTCTTTTAAGTTTATGATTTCATTACCTACATTCATTCCGCCTGTAAATAATTGAGATCCTGTAATAGTTCCTGCTGTGGAAATGCCTGTTTTATTAATGGTAGTAATCGTTCCTTGCTGATTAAATACAGTTTTTTCACCGTTAATAAACGTTTGGGCGCTCCCAATGGTAGTATAAGTAGTTTGAATATTAGTAGAGTTACCAATAATAGTAGTGTTCTTGCCGGAACTTCCTATTTCAACACCCCCTAAACCGCCACTTACAGTTGTCGTGTAAATACTTGTAATCTTTGTGTCTTTGCCTTGTAGTGTTGTCTGCGTTGCAACAGCTCCTACTGTCGTTTGTGCGTTTAAAACTGCTGTATTCATCAATACAGTTAATGCGAAAATAATTCTTTTCATTTTGTTTTTATTTTTTGATTATTAAATACTTTATTGTTGCGCAGTATTACAATACTGCGCATTGCGGTGATTTGAGAATTAGTGGATATCAATTGCCTAGTCAGCTATTCTCCATATTTGTTCGTGCGTTGGATTTTGATTATCACATATCTTTTCAATGTTATGTAAGGCAATTAACAGTTCGCTTCGCCCACTAACATCGGATATACTCAATAATTTTAACTTAGCATCGTGGTATCTACGAAGTGCATCTTTTATTTCATTCAGTTCCTTGTAGCTGTACCTGCATAAATCTATTCCCGCCTCTTGTAAGCAATTTTCTTTAATTTCGTTATCTGTCATTGTTTCTATTTTAAAGTCGTTAAAATTACTGCGTATAGCCGTTTACCGTCCGTTAGCAGTAAGTTTACAATCCTAAACTCTTAGCATCTTTCCATTCATCCTGAGAAAGCTCTCTACTATAAAGTAAATGTACTTCCCTACCTAACTTAATCTCAATAGCCATAAATGCTTCCAATGAACTTACTTCTGCAAATTCTGTTACATATTTTCCATCACGTAAGAATGTTAAATGATACCTTTTCATTATTATTTATTTATTAATGTATGGATTTTCAGTGGTTAATAAATTATAACAAATTCCGTTTTCATCATTAAATGGATCTATGGCTGTTGTTATATAAACTCCTTTCTCTTTCCGCATAAATTGCGCACATATCCAATCAGAATTTTCACTATCTCTCACCCATACAATTTGCCCTCTTTCGGGTAATAGTTCTGCTCTTTCTTGGCTGAAACCTTGTAAGGTGTATTCTGTGAAGGATAATAAAGGGGTTAAACTATCTAAATCATTGTCAAGACCGGCATAAGTATAATAATCGTTATAACCGTTGCATTTATCAAATGCAACCTCAATAGGATATTTTGTACTAAAAGATATATCAGTAACTTCACCCCATCCATAGCGAGCATCGTACACTTTATCCCCAACTTTAAATACTGTTTTCATATTATTTACTATTTGATAATTTAATGAATCAATTAATTCTTTTTCGGTTACTCCTAATGGAACTCTAACAACTTTATTGTCAAAATCAATAAGACTTCCTATTTCTTTTATTATTTCTATCGGGGTAGTGTTAGGGTCTTGTTCAGCTTTTACTTTTATAATCATTGTTTAAATATTTTATTGTAATAAGATCCTATTTCACTTTTAAAATTACTCTCTACAAATCCAACGTACCGGTTAAAGGAACTTGAATTTGGTTTGTGACCACTTGCAAATCTGACATGCTCGGGGGACACTCCGTTGGAAAGCATACAAGTAATAGCTGTTTTCCTTAACATGTGTGGATGAACCCAATCGTACATTTTTTTTGTTTCAACTACTTTAGATCCATCCGGCTTAGTTATTTTAATGGATACTTCTTTGTGCATGGCAGGGAACTTGCTGAAATACTTTTTAATGTTTTTTCTGTAATAGCTTTCGTCAGCGTTCAGACTATATACTCCCCCGAACTCGGAAATATTGCCGGAAATATGGTCTGCCAATACCTTAGGAAGCGGGATGGAAGTGTTGGTTCCGGTCTTCTTATTTTCTTTAATCAAGAATCCATTATTTATATCCGACTTATCTAGGCTGATTGCATCCGATATTCTAAGCGAAGTAACCATCATAACGCATGACAACTCCCACATAAACCGGTCTTTATTGTTAGTATGCAGCGTATTTAATACAAAGTCGTTAACAAATTCTTGATCCAATACTACTATTGGCGGCTCGTTTCTACCCAAACTTTTTATTTTAGGTAAATTCAGGAACAACTTTTCTTTGTAGTGGTTAACTATGATAGTTATGTTCTTGATTACGTCAGCTCGTGTGTTAATTTTGTACTCCTTTTCTTGCATCCAACTATCTAACCCATTAAAGTATGCGTCAAATCGATCAGAAAGGGCTGATTTAACCCTTAAATCTAGTCCGTCAAGTGTAAAGTCGTTAAGATCAATAGATCCTTTAAATGAGGCGTATTCTCGCAAAGTTTTAATAGAAAATCCGTAGGTGCTGATTGATGATGGTTTAATGATGGAGTTGGACTTTGTTCTAATAGTCCCCCGAACTGCCTCCCTTATATATTTTTCGCAAAGCTCCACTAAGTCGCTGCTGCTTTCGCCTTTGGTTTCTAAGTATCTGTTCTTAATATTAGCAATACCGCCATCAGTGATAAGCCTCTCTATCTTAAACAGTTCTTCTTTAGCCAAATTCAAGTCCTTGCATCCGGTAGATAGCCGGATAGCTTCTTTGTTGTGGTAAATTCTAGCGTAATAAACGCCATCACGGGAGTATAGTTTTATATTCATACGTATTGGGGTTGACACTGCTCCATCAACTCTTCAATTGAAAAGTCGATATCTTCGCAGTCCTTAATGAGTGCCTTTAATTTAAGCAGGTTTTCTTCTGTGAATGCGAACCTATGAGACGAAAAATACTCGTATGGTAAATTATCGTCAGTAAGTTCTATTTCAGCCAACTGAAAGGCTAGAGTTTTTTTAGTAAATGCTGCATCTAAAAATGCGGTACACGTAAAGATTACATTGTACTTTTTGTTTTCTTCTAGCCATTTATTTTTAGGTATTTCCTTTGGCCTATTGGCGTTATTTATACAGATAGTTTCTACCATAAAAAAAACCGGCAATAGTTGCCGGTTCGGGGGATTAAATGTTATTAATAAGTGTAAGTACCTCTACTAAGTTAGGGTCAGGAGAATCGCTTATTTTTTTAGTAAGAGCTTTGTGTATATCGTAATACATTACATCGCTTCTCATCCAACTTTCGTGCTGATTTCTGTGGTATATAATGGAGGTATGATCTCTATACTTTAAGAATGCGGCAATCTCTTCAAGAGTAAACCCGTACATTCTAGTGGAAATATAAATAAATGCCACCTTAACTCTGATATTGTGGCGCTTTCTGCCTTTAATACGGAGTACGTCAATATCAGTTATCTCCTTTATCCAATTTCTTAATTCTTCTAGCTTCATGTTCTTTAATTAATCTAACTAAACGGTCATTAAGTGCTTCCATGTATATAATCTGCCTATTTATACAAGCCTTGCGGTCTACATCATTGGAACTTAACGCCTGATTTAATTCGTTTACAATTTTGTTAAATGTTCGGTTTATTGTTGGGATACTACTCATAATACAATGCTATTTTTCCGTTAGGTAATGGTTCAAATCCCATAATTAAATAGTCTTTATATAAAGATTTCTTTACAAACTCTTGTAAATGCCAACCTACTGCCGATGAATTTTCAACTACGCAGTTGGGCTCTTTACCTACAAATCTATCGGGGAAATGATTAAAGCCATTTAGATCGAACCCAAACGGCTTGTTAAGTTCTATGTGCTCAATAACTTTTTTAAATATACTCATCTGAATGTAATTTTTTTGTTTAAACGATTAGTGTAGCTTCTGTGTTTGAATTTGATGCAGTCCTGAATGATTGAATGCTTAAGTCCGGTAAGGCGGGAAGCTTCGCTCATCGTTTCGCATTCTGCAATCAGTTCTTTTTTGTCTATGTCGTAGACCTTGACTTTACGTTTATTAAAGTCGTTTAATTCGTGTACTTTCATGTTGTTTAGGTTTGTTTTAGCGACCAATGCCGGAATCGAACCGGCAACTACCCGATACAGTCAGGCGCTTTCCCATTAAGCTAAGTGGTCATTGCATTTCTGCAATTTAATAAAGATTGGCTAGTGCCTCGTCTTCGGTCTTATAAACTTTAGAAGTGGCGAGAATTGAATTGTCGGACAATTCCTTTCTAACCGCTCTGAATCCATTTTTAACGGGGTAAACTTCCGTTTTTTGACCTAGGACTTTTTCTGAATTAGCTAGAATTTCACTAGCTAGTAAATGTTGGTTGTACGGTACTTGATTTAATGCTCTCATAATATGTGTTTTTTACGAATTTACTAATAATTGTTTTTAAAAGGCAAAAAAGAGAGGCAGCCTGAGCCGCCTCCCTAACCTCAACAACCAAAACTTGTTACTAGTTACGATTGAACGCCACGGCTTGACCGCTAGTATAGAACTTTATATAAGTCCTAAGTCCGACTGCCTGAAAAGTGATCTTAACTTGCAGTCGTTCATGTATTCCTTTACGTCAATATTAAGTTCCCTTAATATGATTAAAGTCCTACTGTGGTTTGATGGTTTCACAAATCTTCTTATAATTCGTCCATCAGGTTTAGCGGATACTACCGCTTTTGTTTTTTTGCGCATGAGGCTTGATTTGAAGATTAAAAAAGGAACTGCATGTGTATCGCTCACAATAACATCTAAATGTTTGCAGTTCGGGGGACTAAATGTTATCAGCTAGTGTACATAGTAACAAGACTAAAATAATAGCAATAACTTTAAGGGCGTTTTTCATAGTGTAGTATTTTATACCCGATAGGGCATTATTAATAAGGTTTAAGGGGAAACTGTACCCGTTAAGGTACATTGAGCATAGCTTCAATAGCCCAATGATGAAGCGTATCCCATGTAATACCAATACTTGCATCATGGCTAGATATCATTTTTTCTAGTGCCCATTTAGCCTGATTTTCGCTTAATCCCCAATCGGAAAAGTCGCTTACAGACCATTTAACCGATTCTTTTTTGTACTGTTCAAATTCAGCTAGTAGCTGTTCGTACTTTTGTTTGTAATCCATGTTTTGAGGTTTTGATGAGTGCCTATTTACAATTGAATGTTACGGCTAAACCGATAGGCAAGAAAGCTAAAAATAAAAATTATCAATATGGATATCGTGACCCTGCAATCCATATATCAATTCTACAAAATTATTATAGGTATTTTCGCCTATAATGCCGTTGGTGACTATTTTACCGTCCTTAATTTCTACATGCCCAATACATTCTTTATTTTGCCTTATAGACATCAAATGTTGGTCTCTAGTTAAATCTAAATTTTGCATCTGTTTGAGGTTTTGATGAGCTCCTGAGTGTAATCGAATACCACGGCTAAACCGTCAGGAAGTTTTGCTATTCAAATATAGCGTTAAATTCTACATCAGTATCGGGCTCCTTAAGTGCATCATTTGCGATTAACACAGAAATAAAGATAGCGCCTAAAATAATAAAAAATGTCATGTGACTGAGGTTTTAAAGGTTTAAAATAAAATTCCGTTTTTATCTAGCTTATTTGCTAATTCTAACTTTTCAGGATCGTTTTTTATGGCTCTCATTCTGAAAAACATCATTTTATCTATTACAAATGTGCTTTCTTCTTTTGGGATGCCATACAATCTAACATGCTCTATTAATTCGAGTACGTTTTTTTTAAAAGTTGACTTTTCTTTTGTAGTCATGTTTTTGAGGTTTAATGAGAGCCTATTCGTAATTGAATACCACGGCTAAACCGATAGGCTAGTTAACTAAATTTTAATCCACGAACCGTTCCATTTTTGCCCGTTTAAATACCACTCGCCCTTTTTTTGGCAGATACTTACATTAGGGATAGCGTTCAAGCGCTCTTTTGTAGTTCTAGTTTGCCATCCCGCATTAGAGATAAAAATACCTTCGCTGTTTTTTTTGGCGATTAAATTGTTGTGCAGTCTTAATTCTACACAGTCGGGATAAATACGAACAGTAGTGTTATCCTTAACAAAATTTTGACTGTTCAAAAAAGCGCTAACCGCTTGTTGTGTAATTTGTTTCATGTTTTGAGGTTTGTTGAGCTCCCATTTGCGATCGAACGCCACGGCTTAACCGACGGGAAAGGGGATTATACGATAGGCGAAGGGATAATTTCAAATACTCTTAAGCAAATATTATTAGTGTATAAGGTTTTTTTACCTTGTTTCCATTGCTCAATTTCTGATTCGGTAGCTTCTGAATTATTACCGTCTACCAAATTTGAATAATGCAATGAATTTTCTTCGTCAATAATGCAATGATCAAAATTAAAAGAAAAGTACAATTCTTTTTGAAAATAGAGCTCAATTGCTTTTTTTACATTTTCAGCTTCTATTTTAGCTTCCTGAATATAACCGTTTGCATGGCCTAATTCGCCCTGATCATAACTATCTACATAAACATCATGGATAGTTTTAATTAAAAAATACTTCATGTTTTTGAGGTTTTGATTAGAGACTATTCACAATTGAATGTCACGGCTTAACCGATAGTCTATTTTTTAGCATCCTAGCCCGTCACAACTGCAATTTCCATCACATTCAATATGAAGCGGCATATTGCAATAATGTTTATTATAATCAATTGGCAAATTTATTAGCAATATTGCTAATATTAAAAGTAATTTTTTCATGTTTTTGAGGTTTTGTTGAGGAACTGCCCGTGTATTGATCACGTTAACATCTACATGTTGGCAGCTCGGGGGATTAATAGTTAATAAAGTACTCTTCATTATAAGAATACCTTTCACCTACATAAGAGGGATTATAAACAAGATAGCCAACTTCATTAACCTTTATGGCAATTGCATCCTGCTCTAAGGTAACACATAAACGCTCTACCATAATAATAATGTCCGATAAGTCCCAATTTTCAGTTATTCTACTAACTACAGTTGGTTCAACTGCTTCGCTCCATTGGCTATGGTCTAGTCTACTTTCAGCTAAAAACATTAAATTCAATATTCTGCTGCATTGCTCGAATGAATACGGGTTGTTATTTAGCCCGATGTTTAGTTGGATCATTTTGTTTGTTTTGAGGTTTCGCTATTCTGTAGCTCATCAGTATAGATAACACATCTATAAACCTCTACGACCTTTTTAGCCTCGTGACTACGCCTATATTATAACGATAAATCAGAAATAACAGCGAAAGGAAGACTACTAATTAACGCATGTAAGGGGTAAGACGGGTAAACTATTGTTTATTTGTGGGTTGCAATCGTGTAGGATGCAGTGCCGATGTCCGTACTTAACGGCGGTGTACCGTGTCGCATGTGTAACTTTCGTGCCAATATTTCAGAGAACTCGAAAACGATTCGTTAACCGTTAACAATGCAAACATAAGGCGAATGTGAATATCAATCCAAATTTATTTTTAAAAAATGCCAATTAAAGTTTTGTTAAAAGCCTGAAATGCAATGCAGTATTGAATTGTAGCCAAATGTTAAAGTTTTGTTAACGCTAATAAATGTGAATATAAATACTAGAAAACAATCAAAGTTTGACGGCTCGGGGGACTAATAGTGTAAAGGGATATATAAGACCAAATAAACAGTAAAATAGGCGCAAAACAATATAAATAAGCGCAAATAACGATTAAAGCAGAATAAACGCATTCAGGTACGAATAAAAACCGTATAAACGATTCTGACAGCCTTTAAATGTTAAAATAGTGTTAAGTTTAGTTAAAGAAATGTTAAACGGGTTATAATCTGAAATTGATCAAATAACGGTTAACACGATAAATAAATTCCCTACCTTCTGCCGTAACCGTATAAAAGTCTTTATCCTTTATAAGAAGATTATTTTCGGCTAAAGTGATTAATCCTTCCCGTATAGTTCTGACTGTAAAGGTTAGAAAGTATTTGTCACATAGTCGGCCAACAATTGCAGCCGATATGTTGCCATGTATCCGCCTACATAGGTATAATAAGGTTAGCTCAGATAAAGTAAGGTTTTTAACTTTCATCCTTTGCGAAGTTAATCGGACTGCTTCGGGAAATAGAAATAAATATTTATCAACTTTCATATACAACAAATATATAGATTATTAGACTAATTGGAAAGGTTGCCGGTTCGGGGGTATACTTGTTACATAGAGAGAGAACAAAGCAATGAGATATATAGGAGGGTAAGAAAGGATTAAAACATGGATTAATATATAAGGAGAAAGGATGGCATATTGAAATAAGGATGAATAGATGGCAAAGTATTAATTGAAAAGTAGATGGATTGATATATTATGGAAGGTATTAAGGACTGAAATAAGGAGGAGCTAATATGTTGGAAAAGGTATTGAATGATGAAAAGTAGGGGGGTTATTGCTCTTTTACGTCCAATATTGGCGTACAAATGTCAACTAAAAACCGTATAAGCTATTCTCAGCGCCTTCATTCGCTACTTTTGCCCCAATTTGCCCCAATATATACCAATGGGATAATATATTTTTTATATATGTTTCCCTATATGAGGTAGTTTAGCACAGTTCAGCACAGTGTGTGTGTCACGGGTATAAACATAACACGCTATGTATCAACACATTACATACGCATATATACTAACAAGTCAGTAGTTAGCCGCCTGATTTTGGATTTTGGAATTGGAATTTGAGACCCCACTCGGTCGCTCGTTCGCAGTTCGCATACGGACTCATGTGTACCCGATATATGATATAACCCCCTCTCTTCACCCTCACAAACCCCTTAATCGCCACGTTGGGACGTAGGATTTTGATTTGTCAAATACCACGACTTCTTGTTTGGCGTATTTCTTCATTACAGGCTGATTTAGACACTTTAATTTTAAAATGATACAATCACCCTCTTTCTCCCCTCCCCTCCTTAAACAGCCCCAAAATGGGCATTAATTAATATACCCACTTACAAACCCCATGTGGAGAAGTTTGTTTTATTAGTTCGGGGGTATTGGTTAAGTTTGCTTGTCAGTTTATGCGTCTTTTTCTCGATTCGGCTGATAGTAAGAAGTGATTAGAATGGGGCGGTAGTCAATCACAGGGGAGTGCTGAATAATGAACCCTACTACCATGACAGAGGATATGTCATTAAGTTACATTAGAGTGTTGTAATTCCTAATATCAACACAGCCATAAGCGGTGGAGAGGAGACTCGAAACATATAGCAGAGGTTAGCACTGAATAGTTTAAACACTTGTTAGGGCTATTTGTGCTTTAACCACTGTACGATGAAGGAAAAGATCTGAAACATATATTTAGAATAGTAATTATAATTGTTAATATAATTATTAATTGTTTTCTTATATTTGCTTAACAGTACTAATTAATATACCATAAGAATTATTAATAAGTCATTTTGGCTCGGGCTAGTTACCGGAGTTTTGCTTCGGTAACATTTTTAAATTATCATTTATAGTAAAAACGTCAGGTTAAACCTGATATTAATAATATAAAAAAATTTTGTAGTTGTTTAATAAAACCCTATATTTGTATCCGGTCAAATTTTTTTATCAGCCATGGGCAGCTACCTGAGTACGGGAATACTTCGGTAGCATTTTAAAAATTAATTATATGAGACTTTAAATAAACTTATAGGACAGGGCGACTTGCTTAACAGTTAATTAACAGGCGAGTTGTCTGAGCAGTCCTTGGTCGGGTGGCGGAATGTAGGTACAAAGAGCAATAGTATGTGCTTACTTGGTAGACGCTAAGTTAGAATTGGTATTGGGAGATGCAGCGTGGAAACTGTACCGCCCGTCAGAAAAGCCGCTAACAACTATTACGGGTTCAAATCCTGTCTTGACCGCTCCCATGCTGACAATAGCATTGGTAAATTCAACGGAAGTTGATGACAGCCGGGAAAGCCCGGCACTTTTTATTATGAAAAAGCACACTAAAATTTACTTTGACTACTTCGGCCACGGTGAGCAATCCTTCGTTCCGTGCGAGGTTTGTGGAATGCGTGCAAATGACATTCATCATATCGAAGCTCGGGGGATGGGTGGTAGTAAAGAAAAAGATAATATAGAAAACCTTCAAGCCTTGTGTAGACCATGCCACATAAACTTTGGCGATAAAAAACAACACATGCAGTTTCTCCGTGATATTCACGAACTTCGATTGAAAGTGATTTAGTATAATTTGATTTTTATTTATTAACTTTGCTTTAAAACAAAACCATGACAAAAGAACAAGCCTTACAAGTATTACAAGTTTTCGTAGATTTTTCTTGGGAATGTTTCCGAGAGGAATATGTATCATGCGATCTAAAGTCTATGTTGCTTGAAATAGAAGAACTAGATGTAACAGGATTTTTAGAACATCAAGATGGTGAGACAATATTAGACATCAAGAAACTAGCCGAAGCGGCATTAAATACTTTAAAGAATTAATAGTATATTTGCGTATATGCAACCCGTATTTAACAAAATATTTGTACAGATAGATAAAAAGTTCCGTGATGAGGTTTCTACCGACAGCGGAATAGTTTTCTATAAGGATACTTCCTACGCATTGGAGGATAACTCGACTACGTTTGGTACCGTGGTAGCCATCCCGGTTAACGTTGATAAGAACTTGGTAGATAAGGATTTTATCCATAATGTTCAAGTTGGCGATAAGCTTTACTTTAACTTTAATGTGGTGCTTGATACTGATAATCTAATTGAGCACGAAGGCCAAGAGTATTGGATTGTTGACTATTGGAATGCCATCTGTATTGTTCGTGATGGCGTTGTTATTCCTACCGGGTCTTACATCTTGGTATCCCCTGTAGAGGAGGAGATTAAATCTGATTTGATTGTTATACCTGATATTGCTAAGAAGAAGGAGAAGAATCGTGGTGTAGTTTGGTCCACGAACTGTCCGGATTTGCCGGTCGGTTCTGAGGTCGAGTACGATGCTATAGGTAAGTTTTGGAACGTGATAGAAGGAAAGAGGGTATATTGCATGTTCAACGATAATATATCACTTAAATTTAATTAACATGTTAATAAAAATGTTTTTGATTAAGCCTGACGTACTCATCAGGAAGTTTTACTCTCTATCTGTATTAGCTCATATCGAGCACGTCAATACTAAGGTTGGGTTTCACCACGAGGCTCTTGGTGAGTTCTACGAGCAGGTGAACGATGTAAAGGACCGGATAGCTGAGTATTTGATTGGCGATCAGCAATTGTCAAGAGTTAACGTGCCAATGCTAGAGATTGGTACCGACATCAAGGCCGAAGCTTACAGTGCGGCAGAGATGCTGTGTAGCTTTTCGGATGACGAAGCAATAGAGAATATTGCCGGTGAGTTTAAAGAACACGTAGCCAAATTAAAATACAAACTATCAATGAGCTAGTTTTAAAATATGAAAAAAAACCAAATCAAGCACATCAGAGGAATAGCTAATAGATTACCTCCGGTTTACGAGCAATGCGTGTCCGGGGGTACTTTAGTTGATGACAAGTTCGTTCCTAACGTTTACACTGTTCAAGTAAATCACCAAAGAAGACTTAGGCTCGCATACGAAAAACTTGGAATGTCAGGAATAATGTCGTACCTTGAATCCATCAGTAAACTACAAAAAGAGCGCAATGAAAAAGCACTTGGAGATAACGGGAATCAATCAGTTGATGTTTTACCAATACTACCTGATAGTGTTGGGGATTCGGATACCGTACAAGCTCAGGACCAAGTCTCTGACGGAGTTTAGAAAAGAAATCTACAGAAATTATTGGGAATGCAACTAGACTGTAATACAGAGAAGGGCAAGGTGTTTATTAATGAGCAGTATAATGTTCAGGATAGGATTTCTAAGTTCGGCTATGTGGTAGTTAGTACCAATGGTTACAGTAATAATGCTGACGCTATTCTGTGCAAAAATATTAATGAAAGATTAACTGTTTGCGGTGTAGCTGAGATTAAAAGTCGTAAGACGGCTCGGGGGATTCCATTAACTCAGAAGTACTTGGAGGAAAATGGAGGGTACTTAATTACTGCCGAAAAAATTACATTTGGGGTGGACTTGGCTAAGAAGCTGAGTGTACCCTTTTTTGTTATAGTTAGCCTGATGGTAGAGAATAAATTGTTGATTTGGAAGATTAGCGATAAGTTTGGTAGTATCTATCCCGGCATTAAGTACCAAAAAACTAAGACCATGGCTACTATTAATGGCGGTGTTGCCGAAAGATTAAATGCGTTTTTGCCTATGTTTACTAAAAACTTGACCATAATTGAATAGCGGATTAGAAGCAGAAGTGCTGTTTGACTACTTGGCGATTGAGAAAAATATCATGGTCTCCCGACCTGCCGGTGATGCCGACTACGATCGTATCTGTGATTGTAACGGCAAGCTTACCAAAGTGCAGATTAAGAGTACCACTTTCAGAGAAAAGGGCTGTTATATTATAAAAACTAGCAAGCGCTTCAAAGGTGCTAGGGTGATTTATGGCTCGGACGTTGATATTATTGCGGTTTATGTTAAGCCGGAATCTTGTTGGTTATTAGTACCTTCGGCTATCATTAAATCAACTGTACTTAAGTTTAGCGTTAAGGGTAAGTACAGGAAATATATAAATAATTGGTCATGCCTTGTATAAAAAAAGTAAGTTTTAAAGTTGACTTATTCTCTGTAAAAGTAAGCTTATACCTTTACGATACTGATGATAATATGCTTGTTGGTTGTAATAGAGTTATTAAAAAACATGGAGAAGAACCGATGCAACATCAATGTCACGGTGTGACGTTTACCCCCGATGAGGACGGATCTTTATATTATATTTTTTTATCATTAGAGAGTTTGGATATTAATACCATTACCCACGAAACCGATCACGTAAGAAATTATATAATGAACTACTTTAATATAAGTCAAGACCTAGACTCTAACGAGGCGTCAGCTAATTTGAGTGGGTACATCAACGAGAAAGTATTCTCATTCTTAAAACAGTATAAAATTAAAATGTAATGTTTACAAACAGATACGTAAAGCTTGAAGTAATTAAAGAGGAAGAGGGCGATACCGGCATTGCCGTAGTGTTTGATTTAATGATTAACCCGTTTCATATTAAGTGTTACTGTGAAAGCTTTGCTCAATACGTCAACGAAAATAATAAACTGCAAAAAGTTACAACAACTAAGGTTTATACTTCTGAGGATGAGTTCGATGTTCTGATGACGGTACCGCAGTTCGAGGAATATATGAACCAATTTTAGGTGTTATTTTTGTTTAATGTGATTAATAACGTTAATATCTTTGGGGCTTTATGATAACAGACTATTCAAAAATGGAATTTGATCCGACTAGTAAAAAATCATTACTAGTTCAGTACCCTAAATTAAAGCATGTTGTTGGAGATGTTGATGACAAAATGCTTAGGTACGTGCTGCTTATGTACGATCAAAAATCTCCGTTAAGGGAGTATTACCCCGAACTGTCAAAAAGAAAAACCTTTGCAGCTTCAATAGCCGGGTACGATGTTGACGATGATAGTATTGTGGAACTGTTTGATTTTAAGGTTAAAAACGATGAGGGTGAGTTAGAGCACAATGAAGAGATATTGGAATTGATTATTAAATACCTTAAGTACCAAAACAATTGGGTTTGGTCTTTGATTATTAGTAACGAACAGGCTTTCTACGAGTTTAACAAGAGAGTGTTAATGCCGGTAGACGGTCAGAAGGACAAGGATATTTTGCAGGCAATTGATATTAAAACTAAGATTATGCAGTCTCAGGATGAAATATCCCAAAGACTAAAAAAGTACTTCAAGGAATTGTCCGGTGGTGATGACGACTTGGAGGACGCTATTGTAAAAAGAAAAAGACTAAGTCCTGAATCACAGGCTAAAAGATAATGTATAGAAAAATAGAAAACGGTACATTAGAAACTATTCAAGGCATAGACTGTTGGATTCCACCGGTCGGTTACGGCGTTGATAGGCTTACTAATGAATTGGTTTTTGTTGGCGTTCATACCTCCTCCCCTAGAAAAGCAGAGCAAAAGTTTGAGAGAATATTACTACCAAAAGATTACGACAAGAAGAGGGCTAAGGAAGAAGCCCGCATGTCTCAGGACCCGGATTATTTTGACCCGGAGTTGGAGGAGATAAGGACTAAACATTGGAATTGGCGTAAGTGTGGATTTTGGTTTAAGAATAATGGCGTTGATACCTACATAACCGGCACCCATTGGTTTTACCTTAATTGGTGTGTAACCAATATTGGGTACATGGATTACCGTAATACTGACCGTAAAATATTTTATTGTTTACTGTCCTGCGAGACGGATGACCGTTCGGGGGGATTAGTTTACATATCACGGAGGAGGGGCGGGAAAACTTTTGCTGCGGGATCATGGATGCTAGACCGTGTCAGTCTTGGGTTAGACAAGATTGGGGGAATACAAAGTAAGACCGATGAAGATGCTAAATTAGTGTTCAATAAAACGATTGTCAACTATTTCGTAAACCTTCCCCATTTCTTTAAGCCAATCTATGATACCTCTCAGGGATTAAGACCTAAAAAGGAATTAAGATTTTTCAAGCCTACTATTAAGGGGAAAAACTCAGACGCCATGTTGTTTGGCGATGAGCTCAGAAGTATAATCAACTTCGGGTCTTCCGAGCCTTTCCATTACGATGGTAACGCATTGTACGCCTACATATTGGATGAGTTTGGTAAGCCGCAAAGGTCTAACGTTTGGGATACTTTGAATATCGTAAGGTATTGTATGGACCAAGACGGCAGGTGGGTTGGTAAGGCGTTTATTACTTCTACCATTGAGGACATGCAGGTTACAGGTAAAGGCCCTAAAGATATTTGGGTAAACTCTGACCAAAACGTTCGAGACGAAAACGGTCGTACTACTTCCGGAATGTACAGAATATTCTTCGGTGCGCACGAATCTACCTTCTTTGACGAGTTCGGTAACGAAATGGTTGAGAAAGGTTTGACGTATTATAATAACATGCGTAGTGGATTTAAAAATGATACTAGGCAATTATCGTCTATTATCAGAAAGAATCCATTTACTATTGAGGAGGCGTTTAGGATAGATGGGGACGATTGCTTGTACGATGCAATGTTATTGAATGAAAGATTAGACTTACTTAGTTGGAAGGAGAATCTTACCACTAGGGGTAGTTTTGTGTGGGTTAACGGTGAGCGTGATTCTCGTGTAGAATTTCAGCCGTCTTTGAATGGTAAGTGGGAAGTAGCGTACCTTGATGACGAAAAATCAAACAGGATTCAGAAGAGAAGCGATCAGTACTACCCGAACAATCAGGAGTATGTGGCCGGTGTCGATCCCTTTGACCACATCAAGACCACGGACAGTAGAATGTCTAATGGTGCAATAGTTATTTTAAAAAAATATAGTCCGGTAGATGATAAGTATAATAATGCATTTGTTGCCAAGTATTGTTACAGACCTGATACTCCTCAGATATTTTATGAGGAAGTTATTAAGGCTTGTGTATATTATGGCTGTGAAGTGTTATTTGAGAATCAGAAAATAGGAATGCAGCATTATTTGACAGATCGGGGGTACTATAATTTCCTTATGTGGCTTCCTGAAAGAAACCAACCGGGTATTGCAGCTAGCCCTAAAACTACTCAGTACATAGCAGAAATAACTGACACTTACATTAAGGAAGACATTCAAAACGTTTACTTTAAGGACTTAATTAAGGATTGGCTAGAGTTTGATACACTTAATACTACCGCTAGAGACTTATCTATGGCGGCCGGTTACACGTTGATAGCTGCTAGAAATAAACTAAAGAAGGTTAATAAAGAAGAAGTTGTTGAAGTAAAAGAATATTTTAGGTTAAATAAAATAAGATAAATGGCAATTCCACAGAGTTTTCCGTCACATTTGATTCCGTCCAACGAGAAGGGGAGGGATTGGATACTACAGTATTGTAAAGCCGCTTGGTTTAATTTCGATACTGCTACTCCAAGGAATATCTTCTTTCATGCAAGGTACAACTACGAGCAGCAGAAGATGTATGCTTTTGGTAGTCAGTCTATTAATAAGTACAAGCCGTTACTTGGCGTTGACGAAGAAAGTAACGAAACTGCTTTAAATATAGATTGGTCAGTAATTCCTATCGTTCCTAAGTTTAGGAGAATTGCGCTAGGCAAACTGAATAAAATTGACTACAATATTGTTGCTACTGCTATTGATGCGTTAGCTAACGAGGACGTAAACAAGTACTTCGATGAAGTTAAAGCGAAGATTATTATACGTGAACAAGCGGCTCAGATAGACCCCGAACTGTTAGACAATCCGGCCCTTCAATTAAGTCCTAAGGAAGCCAAGGATTTGGAAGAGTTAGAAATGCAAATGAATTATACCTTTAAGCATCAAATGAGTTTGGAGGCGGAGCAGGCTATTAAATTGGTATTGGAGCAGAACTTTATCGAGAAGATGAGGGAGAAAATCAAGGAAGATTTTTTTGACCATGGTGTTGCCGGATACAAGGAGTGGATTGACAATAACGGTGCTATAAAAATCCGGGCAATTAATCCAAGAAACATTATATCTAACCACTGCAAGAATAAAGACTTTAGTGATGCCGAGTACGTTGGTGAGATTGTGGAGCTATCAATAGCAGACCTTAAGCAAATGGCGGGACGTCAATTCTCAGAAGAGGAATATCAGGACATTGCCAAGAGAAACGTAGGTGCCTTCGGTAATCCTACCGATTGGCCGGTATCTTATTCCATCTACAATAGAGGTTACGATAAATTTAAGATACGTGTACTAGACTTGGAGTTTTTCTCCGTGAACGAAATGGTGTACGAGGGCCGTGTTGACAAAAGAGGCAATAAGATTTATGCTCGTGCTAAGTTTGAAGATAGGAACAAGAAAAAAGACAAGTTCGAGAGATTTGCTTACAAGGTTGTTTACAAGGGTTGTTGGGTATTGAATACAGAATACATTTATGATTACGGTTTGCAGACTGACATGAAGAGGGCTAAGAATAGTTTGATGGATACTACGTTGAATTATCACTTGTACGCTCCTGAGTTTTGGGATATGAGGGCTTTTGGAATGATGGAGCAGCTTATCCCTATCGCAGATGCTATTCAATTGAATTGGTATCACTTACAGAACGCCATAAACCAAGCAAGGCCAAAGGGTATTATTATTGAGATGGGCGCTTTGGAAGACATTCCGTTGGGTGCCGGTGGAAAGAAGCTTACGCCGATGAAGGTGTTAGACTTGTACAACAAGACGGGTACGTTAGTTTACAGAAAGTCTGACTCTCAGGGTAGGGCTACCAACTATAAACCTATTGAGGAATTAGAGAATGGTCTTGGCCGGGACGTTATGAACTATTGGCAATTAATCCAAAATAATATTCAATTAATTCGTGATATTACCGGAATGAACGAGATGACCGATGGGTCAACTCCTGACGCAAGAACGCTTACCACTGTAGCCAAGTTGGCTTACGAAGGAACAAATAACGCATTGGCTCACATTGTTCAGGGCGACAAGAAGCTTTTGGAATCATTGTCTAACGCTATCGTCCTAAGAATGCAGGACGTAGTTCAGGCAGGAGAGGTGAAAGGTTACGTTAGGGCGTTGGGTAATAATACCATGAACTTTATTAGAGTTAATCCTAATTTGAGTTTACACGAGTTCGGTATATTCTTGGAGGATAAACCAACTGACGATCAAAGACAAATGCTAATGCAGCAGGTAATGTCAAGTCAAGCGAGCGGTTTACTTGACATCGAGGATTCTATTATCATACAAAATACCGATAACCTTAAGGTTGCTCAGCAGATGTTGGCGTACAAGATTAAGAAGAGAAGGGAAGAAGAAGAGAAGAAGGCTATCAGAATGCAGCAGATGAATGCAGAAACTCAGCAGCAGTCGGCATTGGTTGCAGAGCAAGCTAAACAGCAGACTATGCAGGTTGAGGGTCAGGTTAAAGCTCAGGTTGAGCAAATTAAAGGTGAAGTTGAGGGTAAGTTAATAGAGCTTAAGTATAAGTACGAATTAATGTTGGAGGAGATGAGACAGACCGGGAAGTACGTTACTAAGCGTGTTGAGAATAAGGGTAACAAGAGTGTTGCTAAAATTAAGACCGGACAGATTGATGATGAGGATGATGATTTGAGTTCTGAGTTTCAGGCTCAGCAGGTGGACGAGCAGCAGATGGCGGAGCAGCAAATGATAGAGCAGCAGATGAATCAACAACAAGCAATTCCGGAGGATTTTTCTAATACTCCTTCTGACGAACTAATAACTGAATAGATATGAATCTTAACTTAATTATTCCCGAAGGATTTGCAACTGACGGGTTAAAGAAAAAAGAGGCCCCCGAACCGGTACCTTTAGTAAAGGCCGGGGGTATTGCAAATAACTCTCAGCTTGCGCCAACCGAAGGTGACACACCCGATATCCTTAAAAAGAAGGCAGAAGACCGGGCTAAGCTTTGGGATACATCAAATATTGATGATATAAATCAGCGTGTTAAAATAAACGAGAACAGGATAAAGTTTGGCGTTAATGATAAAGAGAAATACAATTGGGATAAACAAGAGTTGTATCAATCTTTGAACACGCCATTGCCTATTGACAACAAGACTGTTACCGAACTTTCCGGCCAAGCAGCTAAAAAGATTGGCATTAGCCCGGAGCTTCTTTCTATGAATATGCTACAGGAGGGAGTTCGGGGGATAGTAAAGCAAGGTCTAGCTAAATCACAAGCCTACGATGAGGCGAATATAGACAAAGAAAAGTACAAGATAGATGGAGGAGCCTTGAACTACGGATTAGACAACTTCGGCGATATGGCCGACATGTTTAAAAAGAAGGGTTATCTTCCTAAGGATTTTGATTTTGCTAAAGTTCCCGGTACTAATAACAGAGGTGTTGTTGCCAACGGTCCGGCATTTAAAAATAACGAAGACGCCATGGTTGCGGTTGCTGCTTATCTTAAGTACAACCAAGATCAGGTTAGCGATTACGCCAAAGAGAAGGGTGTTAAGCTTACAGAAGAGGCTAAGGATTACTTGACAAGTAAGGCTTATAATTCCGGGCCGAAAAGGGCTAACGAAATTATAGACGGCATCAAGTCCGGGAAAGTAAAGATGGAAGACTTTGAGGGTAATGCTGATAAGATGCAGGGCAAAACGAACGCTCATTTTAATATCGGCGCTAGAATGTGGATTAGGAATCAATTAAAAAATCCTGATGCATTAAAAGGCGAGGGGTCTAATGTAAAGCAAGAGCAGCCGGCACCCAAGAAACAACAGTCAGATCCTAAATGGAATAGCGTAAACATTGTTCCTAATATGGAGTCGGGCACAATGATAATGAAAAACAGTTCGGGGGACGCTATTGATTTAGGTGTAGATATTTCTGAATGGAAAAAGCTTAGTCCTCAGGAAAAGGTAGCTATAACTTCCAAAGCAAGGCCCATAAATCACCCCTGATTTTTAACTATAATATAAACTGTTAATATCAATTTTGTAAAACCAAATTATAAACAATGAGTGAAGAACTAGATTTTAGTACTTTGAAATTAGATGACATAAGTGTAGGTGGTCAGCCTTTAGTTGCTCCTAGTGAAGCGCAAGCAGAACCTAGTCAGCCGGAAACAGTAAACACGCCCACAGAACAAGTGGTCGATCCTGTTGAAACTCCTGCTGAAACTCCTGCTGAGCAGCCCGTTGAAACGGTTGCTGATCAGGTAAGTGCTGAGTACAAGTTTAAAGATGATTTCATCAAAGGCGTTGTAGATTTCTACGAAAAGACCGGAGATATATCAGCTTACTTACAAGCAAAACTTACCGACTTTAATCAGATGTCTGACGAAGAGATTATGAGACGTAGTCTTAAAGAGCAGTACCCTGATGTTTCTGAAAAAGCTTTTGAAAGGCTTTATCAGCAACAAGTTGGTGACAAATATAAACTAGACGCAGATGTGTACGATGAAGATGATGTGCTGCTTGGTAGAGAATTACTGAAAGGTGAAGCTGATAAGGCACGTCAAAAGTACATGGATTGGCAAAAAAACTTTTCGGCACCGGAACCAAAAAGTGAAAATACCCAACCTGACACATCTGTTTCAGATGCGATTCAAAAATTCAACGAGACTGTTAAGTCTGATGCTAACACCAAGTCTCTCTTAGAAAACAAGAGAATTGTTGTAGGGGGAGGTGAATCAGAGTTTAACTATGAAGTTCCGGAGGTTGAATCGCTATTAGAAATGACACTCGACAATGACAAGTTCTTTTCGCAGTTTGCTTTAGGCGAGGGCAAAGTGGATCTTAACAAGTGGTACAAGATGGCTGCTTACAGTAAGAACCCTGAGCTTTTTGAAAAATCCCTAATCAATCACGGCAAGGCTCTTGGCAGGCAAGAGGTCACAAAAGAAATCAAGAATCCTTCTCAGGCTCTTAAGGGGGATATTCCTACTGAGAGTTCGGGAGACTTCGCTTCGGGATTACTGCAAGCGTTTGCTGATAGAGGGGTTCATAAATAATTTAACCCAATTTAAAAAAATAACAAATGGCTATTAGTACAGGTTTATTGGATAAGAAGTACGTGTCTTCTATCTCGTTCTTGGATCAACGTGAGATCCTTAATAAAGTGTTGGACATCACCAACGAAGAAAGTTCATTCCTAGATGTAATGGAATTGAGTGGTCGTTCTACGCCTACTGCTGTTCCGTCTTACCATCACTTTGTGAATGAAGAGTTGTATGTAATTGGTACGGCTGCTGCTGTTACCGGTTCGGGTACTACTTCATTAACAATTACATTGGATGCTACTTCTGCCGCTGCAACAACTGTTGGCGAGTTGGTATTGTTCCCTAACAAGAATGTAGGTTACATTTTCTCTAAGAACAACTTAGATATCGTTGTTAAGAGTGTTGATGGAACTAACTTGGTTTTAGCTTCTACAAACAAAATTTCATTCTTCTCTACTGCATCAGGTGAAGGTTCTCTTTCTCCGGAAGCTAAGAAGTGGGGTGTTATTAAGTACTACAACCAAGTTCAGACCTTCAAGGGTAAGTTTACTATCACTGATATTCAAAAGACCTCTAAGGTTGAAGTTGAGTTCCAAGGCAAGCCGTTCTACATGTACAAGGGTCAGCACGAGAGCTTAATGAAGTTCCGTGGCGATATTTCTGCTGCTTTAATGTTCGGTAAGATGAGTGCTACTCAGTACGGTGACGCTTCTCCTGTTCTTGTTGATTCAGAAGGAAAGGCTATCCAAACTACTGCCGGTCTTGATCAGTACACGACTAGCTACGGTATCAATCAGGACTTAGCTACCGCAGGTACTTTAGCTTTAGCCGATATCACCTCTTTGACTCAGAAATTAAACGCTGCTCGTTGCCCACAAGAGTACTTCTTGTTTACAGGTACTACTCAGAACATTGCATGGGATAACTTCTTCAATGCATTAGGTAACGGTGCGATTGTTTCTCAGGCTGCAAGATTCCAAATCAACTCTAAGTTAGACTTAGGAATTGACAGTGTGAAAATCTATGGTCGTACCTTCCACAAGAAATACTTGCCATTGTTAGATCACAAGAACATTGTTAACTTTACCGGTGGACCTAACTTTGCTTCTTCTGCTTACGGTGCTCCTGCTACCAAGCAAAAGACTATTGATGGTCAAATGGTTGATCGTATCGGTACAAGATACATGGTTGGAGATGGTACTGACTTAAAATATCGTGAGATTGTTTTAGGTGGACTTGCTCCGGTTCCTACTAACGAAAGATCTGTATTAGAGTTACACTACTCTTCTACTCAGGGTCTTGAAATCTTAGGTGCTAATCAGTTCTTCAAGATAGTTTAGTTCTAAATAAGGGAGTCATTAATTTGGCTCCCTTAATATTTTAATAACCAACAAATAAAGAGATGAAAAAAACGAAATTGTATAACAATTTGCCTGACAAGTTGTTAAAAAAAATGTTGCTTAAACCGGGGGAGAGAGTTGTCTACAAGTTATACAACATTACTTCCGCTCCAATGGACCCAACTAGATTAGCCATCCCGGCCTATAGGAATGTTCCGCCGATTGATCAGATTTACGATAAAGAATCAGAGTCGTACATTGACATTGCTGCCGTAAAATCGGTAGACGCAGAGGGTAATCATACCTTCCATGATATTTACTTCACATCTCAGCAAGCCGGCCACATGATCCTGTTCGGGGGTAGAGCTGTTGATCAGGAAATTCACAGTTACTTATCATTATGTAATCATAATGCATCCAATAAAGACAGGGACACTACAAAAGAAGTTATATTTGAATTGGTTGATGAGGAAGCTAAAGCAGAAAAAGAATCTACCACACGTAATAAGAAGCGTGACGCCTTAAATATTGCCGCTGATTTAACTCCGGAAGATGTTAAGGATTACACTGCTGCATTGGGTAAGAGCGAAGACAGGCCAATTAAAGTTCTTAGAAATGAATTAGAGGCCTTGGCGGATAGAGATCCTGAGGAGTTCTTAAGCTTGATTAATAACAAGCAAGCTGTAATGAAAGCTACCATTAACAGGGCATTAGCTAAAGGCGCTATCTTATTCTCAGAAGAGCAATCTATGTACAAGTGGGCGAACGGAGAAGCTATCCTCACTGTTGCACGAGGAACAGAAGCGATTGACGAGTTTGTTTCATTCTGTGTTAGCTCTGCTAAGGGAGAAAAAGTATATCAAAATTTACAATCAAAATCAAAAAAGTAGGGACCTAGTCTACAACTAGACAAGGGTTCATTCTCTGTTTTTGGTTTGGTTACCCCGTCTAATTCTTTAGATGGGGTTTTTTATAAGGGTATTTTATTGATGTAAAAGTTATTATATAGTTAATTTTGCAGAATGCCAACAATAGCAAACGTTTCATTTAATGTGAAGTTCGACTTAACGGGAGTCCCTTCTCTTGTTCTTACGGACACTACATCGAGTGCTCCTACAGGATTGGTTGGAATATTTGAAATTACTCAACCTGACAAATACACCCGTTCGGGGGATATAAATTCACCTGACGTTTCATCTGCCGGTGATGATTTTACTTACCCATTAAGATTAGATTCTTTAGGTAAAACACAATGCGGAACTTATACAATTAAATACACGGCTAACGCTCCGGGGTATTTATCTACTGACTTTACTAGAACATTTGTTTTTCAATACGTAGCTTCTGAATTAGTTTTAACAGAAGATTTTGATGTTTTTACCCCCGAACTGAGATATTTAGACGATACTGTCTACGCTCAATCGGGTTATACAAATTCTAGCGTATCAAGAAGTTGGTCCGCAATATCTACCCCTACCGGTACAATAACCGGAACGGCTCAGATATTTGACATGAAGTATAATACTAAATACTACTCTGCTGTATATTCTGTTAGTTTAACTTCTGCTTTAACTTATACAAGCACAACGTACCCTTGGCTTACAATACAAGAGTCTTTATCGGGAACCGCTTCTTCTTGTGCGGGCGTTCCTCCGGGAGTTGAAGAAATTATTCAGCAGATTTCTGATATAAAATTAGAGTACGATAATAGTGTTAATGCATGCAAGGAAAGAGTTGATTTAAAGGCTCAGTTTGAATGGGCCGAAACATTATTTCAACATATAATTGACAGGGTTAGTATTGGCGATACTGATAATATATCTAACGACCTGTTTGATTTGATTAAGGTATTGAATAATAATCAATACGTATGCAACCCTACTAATGCAATCATACCTCCTTACGATATAAACCAATTAATTAGCTCTGCTATTTGGGGGTATATAGTTGGAGATATAACTCAACAAACTGATTTAATGTTGCTTCTTGCGCAGAAGCAGGATGATATAACGCTTACTACTATTGGAGAAAGCGGACCGGCTACTTTTAACCCTACTACTTCTGTTTTAAATATACCTAATTACCAAGGTGGCGTTACTTCATTTAATACTCGTACCGGTGCAATTACCTTAACAAATGGAGATGTTGTTTCTGCGTTAGGGTTTACGCCTGAAAATGTTGCCAATAAAAGCACAAGTACTAGTTTAGGCACTAGTAATACGTTGTACCCAACTCAGAATGCAGTAAAGGTTTACGTAGACTCGCAGGTTGCGGGTGCCACTATACCTGACGCTACGGCTACCGTAAAGGGTAAATTAAAGTTGACAGGAGATTTGGGAGGTACGGCAGATTCGCCTACTGTTCCTGATCTTGCAAATAAAGAGCCATTAATAAGTGCCGGAACCACTTCTCAGTATTGGAGGGGAGATAAGAGTTGGCAAACGTTAGATAAGTCTGCGGTAGGATTAAGTAATGTTGACAATACTAGTGATGCAGATAAGCCAATTAGCGATGATACTCAGGATGCGTTAGATTTAAAAGAAGATGTTGCCAATAAAAGTACTGACGTAAATTTAGGTACTAGTGATACTCTGTACCCTTCTCAGAAGGCGGTTAAGGAGTATGTAGACGGTAAGTTGGTTACTAATATAAGATCGGTACAGACTTTTAATGCAACTGCCGGGCAGACTTCGTTTACTATTTCGGGCGGATATACTGTAGGACAGGTTGATGTTTTTATAAATGGTGATAGGCAGACGAGTTCTGAATACACTGCGACTAATGGAACTAGTATAAGTTTCACTTCGGGATTAGTTTTAAATGACGTTGTTGATGTTGTTATATACACGGTGTCTACCGGACTGACCGGAACTATGACTGTGTCTACTAGCGGGTTCGGGGATAATATAAGTTACAATCCTATAACCGATGTGCTTGTAATTGACAAGTATAATTGGATGGACCTAGCTCGGGGATATACTGTTGAGCCAACTTTGTTTTCATCATCTGCATCAGCAGAGGTTTACGAATACGTGTACACAACATCTACATTTTACAGAAACATAAAAACAGACGGAACAGAAGATGCGTTTTATAGCGACAGCGCATTGACAATTAAATTGTGTGATAAAAAGATAATAATATAATATGGCATTTGCGTATTCAGCAGCAGTAGCAGGAGTAGGAACAGTAAGTTGTGCAGGAACTACAACCGTAACAGGTTCGGGTACTGCATTTGCCATTGGGCTTGGCGGTGCAGCAGGTACTAACCAAGCAAGAGTAGGCGGAACGATTACCGTTGGCGGAGTTACTAAAACTATTGTAGCTATTGCATCAGCAACTTCATTAACCGTAGATACTGCATTTGGTACTTTTACAGGGCAAGCCTTTACGGTTCAAACTGAAATTATCCAAACCGGAACAGATACAATGAATCTTTCATTAGGTGCCGCAACAGGTATATTAATTACCAATAGAGCAGACCTCCAAAGAACATTTGATGTAAGAGGTTGCGATTTTACTATTAACGGAATTTTAACAGTAGACAGTACCGTTGCTCAATTACGAAACGATGGAAGTTGTACTAATAGATTTACGGTTAATGGTTCTGTAAGTGGTGGCGAAGTTATATTTAATGGTAGAATAGCGGCTGCCGCAAATGCCCCATTCCCGTATGTAGGATTTGATTGGTTGGGTCAGAATGGGCAAAAGATAATTAAATTAGCGAGTACCAACGCTACTTACCCGGCAAAATTCACAATGATTAACGCTGCTGTAAGATTTGGTTCTGATTGGTTAACAACCGATTCGGGTAACTTCTCAAGAATTACAACGCAAGGAAATGAATGTTGGATACTTTGTGCAAGAGGTACAGGTACTTCACAAGCACGTTTAAGACAAGACAATACAACCGCTTCAATAGATTTCCAAGCCGGTCAAACATGGGTAGGGGTATGGCTAAACTTTGGAGTACCTCAATTAAGTTTGAAAGGGTACACTCCAATTAACACAGATGGACCCGAAATTAACCTTGCATCAGTTCCGGTAGCTTCATTGATTACAATTGATAATTATAACACAACCCACGTAGTAGCGAACTATTATGCAGGGGTTCAAATAGTTTTATTAGGTTCTGCATGGACAAGGTTAAAAAACAACTTATTAGGCACTAACATTGCTTGGCGTAGTTCAAGTTCTTCGGGTGGCAGACATAACGTAATTGAGTTCTCAAAGCAAATTACTATTAAAGTTCAAGATACAGCAGGTAATTTATTGAGCGATGGATATATGTACTATCAGCCCGTTGGTAGTAACGTAGCGGGGGTACGTGGTAAAGCAATGACTACTGATATTACTTTTGATTTATCCCAACAAAATATTGCAACAGTAGCAGGTGTAGCAACAAGTGAGTTCCGTTTTGCATGGGGCTTCACAACAGCAACAACAAACCTTAGTACATACGCTTACTTTTGTACAGGGCAAACAAAAGGGGCTGAAACGCATTTGGTTGGTTCGAGCCGTTACGGATACGATAAGCAATACATTACAGTAGGATTAGCAGGTAACAACGATGCGACCCCAACTTATGTACATACTTCATTACCAACCTCAAGTAAAGTAATTGCAACGGCGGCGGCTATTAGTGGTATTGCATTTAACTTTACTACCAAGGTAATGAGTATTACAGGTAATTTAACTTATCAGCAGATTTATGATGCTTATCAATACGCTCTAAATGTAACCGCAAACTTATTTCAAGCTGATAACTGTTTGACTGCAAATTCAACTTCAAACTATGTAGGTTGGACTATTAATGTAGCAACAGGAGTTACAATTTCAGCAGGTAGCGGTAACTTCACTAAACTACAAGCACAAACAATAACCTTAACAGGAACGGCTCAAATTACAGGTATCTACCAAGACAGTACCGGCACTTCAACCGTATTACAAATAAGCGGCTTCGATGCAGGCAGCGCGGTATTTGTAGAAGATAATTTATTCGTACAAAAGTTTTATTCAGCATCAGCAAGCGGTACGGTTACGGTTTACATTCCACCAACGGGGACGGGCAGTTGGTACTATGCAGTTGAAAAGTATGGTATTCAGAGACAATCTGATTTCTTTACTTTTAGCGGAGGGTTAAAATCAATAGTAGTAAAAGCAATACCTGATACCGGAATTACAGTAAGCAACAGCGCAACAGTAGCGGCTTATGCGGCATTAGAAAACCCGGATAAGATATACGACTACGTGGCTTATCTACGTTTATCGGTACCGCACATTAGTTATGGGCAGATAGTATTTAAAGATGGTACAAGCCTTGACTTGCAAGATGCATCAATGTTGGTTAATCAATCGTTCGGGAGTGTTGCGAGTTTTGATTACGATACCAAGTTGCTTACTGTTAAATCTTTGATTCTTGAAACAGGAGTTTCTTATAATAAAATAGTAGCCGACCCGCCTGCAACGGTTACAGCAAATACAAATGAGATTATTACAATTCTTATTGAAGATGCTAATGGAGACTCAAAGCTTTCTATATTGGGAGGTGATAATTTAGGTTATGAATTATGGAAGGTTACTACTGCTACTGCAACTGACGACTATGCGACAGGAACTTTACTTACTACATTAGCTGATAATACATTGTCTTATAGATTCATAGGAATAAGTGGTTTTGATATAGTTGGAAGAGATGTCAGTTCGGGGGTTCGTAGAAGAAGTTCAATGCTTAAGGGTACTTATGAACAAGCGTTTTACGTAGGTACACAAATTCAACTTGCAACGGATGCACCTCAATTAATTGAGAATAATCAAAAGTTAGATGAATTAATTTTAAAGACTGATACTAATTTAGATGTAAAGGTTAGCACAAGAGCAACGCTTGCTCAAATAGAAAGCAGTACTGTGATTGGCAAAAAGGAAGACCTAGTAATTATTAACAACGGAGTTAAAAAAGCAAGTAAATTCATTCCACATAACACAAATATATAATGGGCAAAACAAGAAAGTTAGCGGATTTGGTAAATGTAGTAGTCACAGATATGCAAAATAATGTGACATTACCTAAGGCATTAACTATTGGCGAAGTGCCGGCTATTGATGATGATAGCTTTAAGGTGCCCACTACTAGTTGGGTAAATGACAAGTTAGTTGGATCTAACATACCGGCAGGTGGAACTACCGGGCAATTATTAGGCAAGCAGTCTAACACAAACTACGACTTTACGTGGTTTGATCCATCTTCCCCTGCGTCATTTGCAAGTGTTTTAAAGCACACGGTAAAGGCAGGTGAGGCATTAACTAAGGGACAAGCGGTTTACGTTAGTAGTGCTGACGGTACGAATATTATTGTATCGAAAGCTTCTAATACTACCGAGCAGGCTAGTAGTAAGACGATGGGTTTGATTGCTCAGAACTTAGCTAATAACGGAATAGGCGAGGTTGTTACCGAGGGATTGCTGGCCGGATTAAATACGAGTACTGCTTTGGCCGGTGATCCGGTTTGGTTAGGTGTTAATGGTAATTTAATTTTTGGTCTTACAAATAAACCATACGCTCCCAATCACTTGGTATTTATAGGTATAGTGACTAGGGTTAATACTAATAACGGAGAGATATTTGTTAAAGTTCAGAATGGATTTGAACTTCAAGAAATTCACAATGTAGATTTAAAGACTAATGCCCCTGTAAATGGGGAGTTGCTTGGATTTAACGGTGCGTTGTGGGTGAATAAAACAATTGCCGGTTGGTTGGGTTATACTCCTGCTAACGCTGCTGCGTATGTTCCGTACACGGGGGCTACTACTAATGTTAATTTAGGTTCTAATAGCATTACAGCTAATTCGTTTATAAAATCGGGTGGTACTTCTTCTCAGTTTTTAAAGGCGGATGGCAGTGTTGATAGTTCTATTTATAGCACTACTACCGGGACGGTTACGAGTGTAGCTGCCTTAACGTTAGGCACTTCCGGAACCGATTTGTCTAGTACGGTTGCAACAGGAACTACTACTCCGGTAATTACATTGAATGTACCTACGGCTTCTGCTACTAATAGAGGTGCGTTGAGTTCGGGGGATTGGATTTTATTTAACGGAAAGCAAGCTCAGTTAAATGGTACCGGATTTGTAAAGGCAAATGGCACTACAATTACTTACGACAATAGTTCTTATTTAACGTCTATATCAGGCATTACTGCCGGGGGTGAACTTTCAGGAACATACCCTAACCCGACATTGGTTAACAGTGCTGTTACAGGCAAGTTATTGACCGGGGTTAATATTACCGGGGGAAGTATTGCTGCTACTGATAGCATATTGACCGCATTTGGCAAGGTTCAAAATCAAATTAATAGTTTAGTTGGCGGGGTTAACTACCAAGGTACTTGGAATGCTAGTACAAATTTGCCTGCGTTGACTAGTAGTGTTGGTACAAAGGGGTATTATTATGTTGTAACTACTGCCGGGACTACAAGTTTGAATGGTATTAATGATTGGAAGTTAGGTGATTGGGTTATTTTTAATGGTACAACATGGGACAAGGTTGACAATACCGATTCGGTTATATCGGTTAATGGATTTACAGGGGCGGTTAGTTTAACTACTGATAATATTAGCGAAGGGTCTACAAATTTATACTACACAAATGCGAGAGTTCGGGGGGCTATAGGTTTAACCACAAGTGGTAGTTCAGGTGTAGCTACTTATACTGCTTCAACAGGAGTTTTAAATATCCCTACTTATACATTAGCAGGATTGGGTGGACAACCATTACTTACCAACCCAACCACAGGGACAGGTACTACCAACTATGTAACTAAGTGGACAGGAACAAGTGCGTTGGGTAATAGTCAAATATTTGATAATGGTACTAATGTGGGGATAGGGACGGCTTCGCCAACCACTAAAACACAGATAACAACTAATTTAGGTGGAACTAATCCTTCAACATATACAGACGTATTAACAATAGGAGTTTCTAATGGACAAAATGAAACCGTAAAACCAAATATTGGAAGTTCATTAGTATTCAGAGGTATTGAATATTATAACCAAGAATTTGCACTAGCAAGAATAGCGGCACAAAAAACATTAGCAGATTGGAATGGGTTTTTGACATTTCATACTAATCCCGGTAATCAAGATGGAACTACAACCGAACGCCTCCGTATCACCTCCGCAGGTAACGTAGGTATAGGAACTGCTTCACCTGCTGAAAAACTATCAGTTGCAGGAAATATATACCAAACAGGAGATACATATCGGATTAAAAATAATTCTTCAAATGTTTCATACATAAGAGCAGAAGAAAATACAACAACTGCTGCATATACTTATGTTACTATGGATGGTAGGTCTACTGGTTATTATGCTATTAGCACTAACGACATTGAACGTATGCGTATAACCTCCACAGGCAACGTAGGTATAGGAACTGCAAGTCCAACAACAAAATTGCACGTTTTAGCAAATAGTGCAGCAGATGAGGGCAATGCAGCTGTAATTATAAGACAAGGAGGTGGTAATAATAATAACGGATTATTAGTAGACGTTACAAATTCTGTTAATGCTTACATAGCTGATTTTAGACAAGCTAATTCGTCTTTAATGAGATTGACTGGCGCTGGGAATTTAGGTATAGGAACTACTTCGCCTGCTGATAAATTAGAAGTAGCAGGTGTAGCAAGATTTACAGGTTCAGGAGGAAGAAGTGTTGTTGTAAATGGAACAAGCAATGGTAGAATAGATATTAATGGAGATGGCTCTACGTATGCCACAGGGATTTTATTTAATAGTCAACTTGGCGGTACAGCATTAAGTGGAATATGGAATTTTGGCAGCGGAACAAGTCAGCAATGGTTAGCGTTGGGTGGTACTGCATACAACACTTCAGCAATGTACATATTGCCTTCAGGTAACGTAGGTATAGGTACTACATCGCCTACTTATAAATTAGATGTAAACGGAAATGTAAGAGTAACAGGAACAATGACAGCAACATTAGGAGGATTTAATTCCGATATTAATGATAAGAAAGATTTGATTTACGGAGCTAAGAGTAACGTATTAGACTTGAACGCTGTATCATATTTAAGAAAATCTACCAATAATAAAGAGTACGGTTATATAGCACAAGATGTTAAGAAGGTGCTTCCCGAAGCGGTTTACGAAACTGTATCAGGGTTAGCGGTATCATACCACATGGTAAACGCAGCTAAGATACAGGCATTACAAGAGGAGATAAAAGAATTAAAAGCTAAACTATTAAGTAAATGAGTTGGTCTACATTAGCAAGTAATCAGTTCGTCTGTTTTAACGATATGTCTGAATCGGGCATACCATTAAACAGCGGACAATCCCATACCTACACGCAGCAATTTATTACCAAAGCGGAGGTGATAACTAAATACAATGTTAATACTTCTTATTTAGCTTCTTTTACTTCAAGCCAATGGATACCTAAAAGCGCATTAACAACAGGAGTGATAGCTTATTATTGGTGTATGGGATATTCAACAACGGCAGCTTCATTAGCTTGTTCGGATGCAGCGGAGGGTTGTACATCACTTTAAATTAAAAAATTATGCCATCAATATTATGCACCTCTACCCCTACAATATCAGTAGGTACGAGCATTTACACATCAGACACCCTCACTACATTAGTACCAACAGGCTATTACTCAACAGGAGGAAATAGTTATTATGTACTTAATGGTGTGGTTCAGAGTATTGGAAGTTGTAGTCCAAGTAATTCAGGATACGTTAAAGTAGCTGCTTTTGGAGATTCATCAATATGTAGTTCATCGGTCGTTGCGTTACTTGTGTTTTTTAGTAATATATATATAGACATAGACGCAGCTTTAACAGGGGGAGCTACAATCTATACTGATTCTTTTCTTAGTAGCCCATTAACAGGATACGGTTGGAT